GGCAGAAAATGGAGAATATGCAGATAGTGTTGACCGAGGTCCCTACGACATCTTCTACCACGTTTAAACTCTCTTCTATGATGCTTGAGGTAGCTTCCAAGAAGGGTGCATTCAAGTTATCAGCTGCTAACAGCTACGGTTAATTGTTAGAAACTTGACACAAAATCAAAATTGTGTAAAGTTACACCATAACCATAACGCCCACTTTATTAAGACCTTGTGTCTTCGCGCAATCTCGCGTATTAATCTTCAAGGAGATTATAAGAAGTGTCTATGCTTGTTGAAATGTCACAATCAGAACTTAAAGAATTCTACAAAAACATAGAAAGCGACTATGTTCCTTCCACTCTTACAGCAGTCTATATCCCATCCCAAAAGTCTTCGTCCCTGTACGGACAATATATTAAAGAACGACTGAATAAGGAAATACTTGAAACCGACTACGGTTTCGTAACCTACTCCTTCACCCCCGATGGTATATACGCCGAAGATCTTTACATCCTACCTAAATTCCGCAAATCCAAGTTAGCAGCTGACTTTCACGAGCAGCTGGTGAAAATAGCCAAAGACAAGGGACTAAAGTACATTTACACCAGTATATTGATCGGAACACCAAGCTGTGACAAGAATTTATCTCTTTTGATGAAAAATGGCGCTAAAATACACAGTGCCTCGAGTAACACAATCTACTTGAGTAAGGAAATATAAAAATGGGCGCAAGTACAGGCACACAAAATGGAATGGCGAATAATTTAGCCAACGTCAACACGTCAACTGCTGGACTTAATAGCGTAAATGCAATGCTTCAGCAACAGACCATGGGACAGGGAAACGTGCAGCAAGCATCTCAAGCCCAGTTGCAAAATGCAACAAATCAGGGCGTAGCCAATGCAACTGGAGTAGTTGCGAACACTAAAGGATTAAACCCTGCAATGGCAGCTCGTATGGCTGGACAGAATGCAGCCCAATCTACTCAGCAAGGTGCTAATGCTTCTGCCGCCCTAACGGCTCAAAATGCATTAAGCTCTCAACAAGTTCTATCACAAAACCTTAATAATCAATATAACACTGCTCAAGGCGGATACAACGCCAGTAACAGTGCAAACGGCGGAGCTAACACTGCAGCTGAGCAAGGACAGATCGGGGCAGAATCCGGTGGATTGATGGGTTCTGGGGCAGCAGCATCTATGATGGCCAACGGTGGAACAGTTCGAATGTATGATGATGGTGGACAAGTATTACCTGCTCTGCCCGACGTACCGCAAGCCGCAGATTCTAATACACCCTCTACCTTTAGCCCCAATAGGGGTAATGGCGCAACAGCCGTAAAAGCTTTAGCATTGATGTCTGATGGAGGAAATGTACAAACCCCATCTCCCATATTTGGCAACGCTCCGTCTAGTTCAAGTGGTTCCACAAGTTATCTAAGCAAATTTATGTCTGGCTTTGGCTCTCAGGGCGGTTCTAAGTCATCAGATAGCTCCACTGGTATGCCATCGGCGTATCAAGGTGCTTATAACCTAGCTATGGGAATATTTGGTGGTGGAAAGAATGCGGCTCCTCAACCAGCAGCAACAGCAGCTGACTCGTCCCCTACACCCCAATCGATAACCGCAGGTAATGATAACCCAGACCCTAGCCCAATGGCTAAGGGTGGAAGAGTTAAAAGTAAGGGAAGAGATGTACCCGCCATGGTATCTCCAGGGGAACGGTATCTCCCACCTAACGCAGTCAAAGAAGTAGCCAAGGGAAAAAAAGATCCAATGAAAGCTGGAGAGAAGATCCCAGGTAAAGCTAAAGTACCCGGTAACTCCCTAGCTAATGACATAGTACCTAAGACCTTAAAAGAAGGTGGAATTGTACTTCCAAGGACAGTAACTGAATCTAAACACCCTCACTGGGAAGCTATGAAGTTCGTTAAAGCTCATATGAATAAGTTAAAGATGGGTAAATAGATATGAAAGTTTCACTTAAGGGCTGGGCAAAAGTTAAAGAGGCTAAGGATCATACAGTCCTAAAGAATAAGCAGGGGCATGAGCTCAAGATTAGTCACAAAGCCTTATCTAAACCTATGCAGGATGAATTATCCAAGATCCCACACATGGACAATGGTGGAGCAGTGATGGATAATGTGCCTGATAACAAAGGTCCCTTAGATGCAAAGAAGGGTGCTGAAATCTCTAAAGGTTTCAACAGTGCAACCGCAAGGGGATCGCAATCTGCCTCCTCAAGTGGAACACAAAGTTATGATGATGGTGGATATATACAAAAAGCTGGTGAAGTTAAGAACAGCTACCAGAAAGCCACACACTCTCAGCCTCAATCTAACGACAATACCCTACCCACGCACTTAGACGACACCACGCCGGTAAATACAGCTCAAGCAGCTAAAGATGCATCTGCTAAGGTCAATGAAGATTATAAAGCTTCTCATGGTGGGCAAGATTCACCTTATTACCATCCGATGGCGGATGGCGGAAAAGTGCGTAAGAACTACGATGCCGGTGGAGATGTAGATGCCTCCAAACCAGTCAGTATTAATATTAACGCCGCACCTCAAGGATCTAATGGCCAAATGCCTCCAGTTCCTGCTCAAATGCAACAACAGAATCAACCTAACGCTATTCCTGAGCAACCAGAACCTCCTACACCTCAAGAACAGACTGAGAATGATGCTCAGGTCGCCGCTAAGGCCCCTCCAGCAGGTAATTCACAAGCAACACCTCAAACAGCAGCTCCTGATCAATCCATGCCACAGCAAGCAGCACAACCCGTCCCAGACCCTAACGCTGGATTCAACATGGGTAACCAAGCTGCAGACATTGGTCAGAAGGCTGAAACAGCACTAGCTGGACAACAAGCAGATACTCTACAGAAACAAAATGAAGCAGTTGCAAGATTTGGATCTAATACCAACCAAAATCTGAATAGCATAATGCAGGAAAGCAACAATATTGCTGAAGACATTAAGAACACTAAGATTGATCCAAACCATTTCTTAGGTAATAAAGACACCTGGAGTAAAGTCCAGATGGGCATTGGCCTAATTCTGGGTGGTATTGGCGGTGGTATTACAGGACAAGCCAACCCAGCTTTACAATTTCTTAACAAACAGATAGATAATGATATTGAAGCTCAAAAAGCCAACCTAGGTAAGAAACAATCCCTACTAGCTTCTAATATGCAATTGTATAAAGACTACCAAGCAGCAGCAGGAGCTACTAAAGCTCAGATGGCTGACTTGTTCACAAAACAGTTAGAGCAACAGGCACTTAAACAAGGTGGCCCATTAGCTCAGCAGAGAGCTTTGAACACTAAGCAGCAATTGATTCAACAGTATTACCCAATAGCAATGCAGTCTGCAATGAGACAAGCCATGATGCAAGAATCACATAGCGGCGGTGACATGAGTCATTTGCTACCTATGCTCAGAATCAATAACCCAGAAATGGCTAAAGAAATAGAATCAAGAAGCGTACCCGGTATTCCTGGACAAGCTCAAGTTCCTTTGTCCCCAGAAGATAGAAGTGATTTATTTGCTAAACAGAACTTTGACCATAAAATCAACGATTACATTAACTTCGCACAGCAACATTCTGGATCCTTAAACCCAGCAACGATAGCCATTGGTAAGGCTAAAGCAGCAGAATTGCAAGGTTTATACCGTCAAGCAACTCATGGTGGGGTATATAAAGAAGGCGAAGCTAAGTTCATTGATAGCTTAATCGACTCTGATCCAGCTAAGTTTGCTAATGAGTTACGTGGTGTCATACCAAAAGCCCAGACGCTTAAACAATCCAATGCAGATTCTTTAAGTTTATTGAAACAATCAAAAGGATTTCCAACCCCACAAGGACAAGCAGAACAGCCTCAGCAACAAAGCTCTCAACCTCAAATTAAAACTGTTAATGGTATCAAGTACATAAGAGGTCCAGGAGGGAAGGCTATACGTGTTACCTAAAACCAAAGTGGTAGATAATACTAAGTCATGTAGTAAATGTAAAAAGTACAAGACATTTGTAGAGTTTCCACCCGATAAAAGAGCTTCAACAAAGTTAGCCGCTTCTTGCAGAGAATGCTATAGAAAATTATACATAGAAAGAAGCCGAGAAGGTTATCAACCTCCTATAAGGAACAAAAACCTTAAAAAAGCTTATAGTTTAAGAAAGTATTGGGTTGGAAGTTCTAATGAGCAAGCTCAAGAAAATTATAATAAAATGTTTGAGAGTCAACAAGGTAAATGTAAGATTTGTAGAAAACATCAAAGTGAACTTCCAAGGGCTCTATGTGTAGATCACTGTCATGAAACCAGTATAGTTAGAGGATTACTTTGTGATCACTGTAACAGGGGTATTGGTCATTTCAAGGATGATATACATTTACTCGATTCAGCTAAAGAGTATCTAAAAGGAATTTCATAATGAACTTCGACGACTTAGTTGACGATAAAGAGAAGTCTACAGACTTTGACTCATTGGTCGACGACAATCATAAACAACATTTAGCGGATGGCGGTACTCCAATCACCGCTCCTGCTACCGTTTCAACACCTGTTGAAAGTCCTGCCGCTTCAGCACCTGATTTTGATTCCCTAGTGGATGATTCTCAAAAGCCTAAGACTCCACAAGAGGCACATAAAGGTGAAGCACATCCTGGCATGGATTTTGATTCCCTACAAGATGATTCAATTAAGTATGGTTCTCCAGCTCAACAGCTTGGAGCAGGCATAGAAGGCTTTGGTAGAGGCGTTGCAGGTCCATTAGCCCCTATGGCAGAGAAAGCCTTAGGAGTGCCAGCAGAAGACATTCTAGCGCGTCAGCAACAGAACCCAGTGACAGCAGGCCTAGGCGAAGCAGCAGGCTTTGCAGGCTCTCTAATGACGGGCGTAGGCGAAGGAGCTTTAGTCGGTAAACTAGGCGATGGTATTGCTAATGCTATAGGCAAAGGTGAGAACCTAGCATCCCTAGTCGGTAAAGGTGCGGCACGTGGAGCTTTAGAAAATGCTTTACTTACGGGTGGGGATGAAATCTCCAAGATGGTTATAAACGATCCAAATGCTAGCGCTCAGACAGCTGTAAGTGATATCGGTTTATCTTCTTTATTGGGCGGTGGACTCGGTGGAGCTCTGGGAGGTTTATCTCCTCTATTAAAAGCTAAGGGTGGATTGGGTAAACTCGGACAAATAGCTGAAGACTTCAAATCCGAGATTAATGACCAAATGGCTAACCCTGATAAGAATGAAGCTGTCACCAAAGAACTTGGTGATCATTTCAACAATATGAATTCCTACGCCTCTGATGTATATGGTCCTCAAAACCTAAAGGCCCAAAATATTGCAAAACTTATGCCAGAAATGAGCGACAAGATCGCTGACCATGCAGGTGAAGTCATGGATAAGTTGGGCTCAGCTGTCGATAAGCTAGGCGATGACCCCCATGCTTCGTTACTTAAAGATGAAGTCCAGAAGTATCATAATGCAGTTCAAACCAGCGATCCGGGCCAAATCTTTGATGCAACTCAGAACCTAAAGCAACAATTACAAGAATATTCTAAGTACAACGCAAATCTCACCCCATTATCCGAAAAGAAATTTCGCAACACAGCTAAATCATTGGCTTTTGATTTGAGAGAATCCTTAGAAGACAAGAGTGTGTGGGGAGATGCCGCTAAGATACAACAGGACACCAACAAGGCATTCAGTAAGTATAAACCTGCATTAGATGACTTCATGAACATCGCTACTAAGGATGTGGCGGGTAATCCTGAGATTGACCCAGGTAAGATTCAAACCTTATTAAACCAAGCAGATAAGCCACAAGGTTCTATTAAACTAAAGAAGTTGCAAAACTACCTGGATGCATCTGAGAAATATAAGGATGTCATCAACGGATTATATGAAGGTGCTAATTTAGAGAGTCCAGTAACAAACACCCCACTCAATAATACGGCCAGACTACTGAAAGATCAGACTACCGGCGGTAAACTAGCTCAACTATTCATTAAATACGGTCTGTCAGATGCGGGATCAAAGGGTATTGCAGGTGGGATAGGGGCCTCGGTGGGACACGCAACAGGTGTTGGAGGCGAGATTGGAGCTCTATTAGGCACTCATGCTCTAACACCCTTGGTTAAATCCACCCTCCCAGCCATAGTAAAACCCATATTAAACACCATGTCTAACGGTGCAGGGTTGCATAGTGCAACAAATTATGTGGCCTCGATAGCAAAAGGCGATGAAGCATTGACTAGAGGAGCTAAAAGTATATTCCAAGATACTGGGTTTCACGGTACAACCGCTAATATAAGCGAAGGTAATATAAAGAAACTAGATGGATTACTACAAGATTACCAGCAGAATCCAGAAAAATTATTAGATTTACATAAAAATGTAGGACATTACCTGCCGGATCATGCAGCAGCATTAGGCACATTGTCTGCAAATGCTGTAAACTATCTCAATGGATTAAGGCCCAATAGAACCAAGCAAAACCCATTAGATGCTGATGTTACACCTAGTAACATGCAAAAAGCTACCTACACGAAGGCTTTACAGGTTGCACAGCAACCAATGAGTGTATATGAATCCTTGAAGAAAGGTACATTGAGTCCTTCTGAATTAGTCACCCTCAAGACCTTATATCCAAGTCTTTATAACTCTATGGTATCTAAGATAAATAATGAGATGGTAAATGCTTTGAAGAAGAAGATCCCAATACCCTACAAAACAAAGCTGGGTGTGTCACTATTCACTGGTCAACCCCTAGACTCCAGTATGAGTCCCAATTCTATACAAGCTGCTCAGATTTCTCAGCAAATGAGTAACCAACCACCACAAAACAACCAAAAACAACCAAAATCTAAAGCTGGATCTAAAGCACTAGAAAAGACTGGTCAGAGGTTCCAGACATCAGAGCAAGCAGCTGAAGCGGATCAATTAAAAAGATAGGCTTGGCTTACTTCTTTTTCATTTACTTGCTTTCGCCACGAGAAGGTCCTAGTCTCATTGTCTCGTGCAAGCACCTATCAAAAAATGTGGCTCGGAGATGGGATTCTGTACCCACAACCTCAGTCATATCGACCGACTCTATTTTTGAGCTACTCCTCAGGTTCTTACGACCCTACTTTAAACCCGTATCAATGAATCTGGGTTCCACAAAATTAAAAAGAACAGGTAGGGCGCTACTCCTACTAAACCTCTGGAAATTGAATACATGGTATAAGTTTCTAGAAACATTATACCACCGGGTTTTGACTTCAACTGATCGCGTGTCTCCAATGGTAGTGCACTTGTAGTCCTTCCCACATTTAAGGGGCCGGCACCATAGCTTTCCACGCCGCTGCTCTTATTTATATACCTTAGCAAAATATAGATTTAAAGTCAATGAAAACAATAACGCCCACTTTATTGAGAGTAAGCCCACAAGGCTTTAATCCTACGAGGAACGATAAATGTCCAGAAAACTCAGTCTTGTTACACAGTTAACTAATCCAGCATTGCTACCCACAGTATCTCCAGTATTCAGTTTATCTGCATCTTTCAATTCCCCAGCAACAGTTGTACGGTATCTAGACAATTGTTCATATCAATTAAATGTGTTAACTACAGACTCTACGGGCGTATTCCAAGTGGAAGTAAGCAATGATTATTATGTCGATGAAGCCAATGGTAATAAAATTCAAAATCCCGGTAATTGGGTGCCTTTGACACTAGCTGGTGGAACCCCTACGGTATCTGCAACAAATACAAACATTTCAATAGCTCTTGAAGGTCTTCCGTTCTATGCATGTCGATTAGCCTACACGTCTTCGACAGCAGGTACAGGAACAGTACAAATTTATGTCACAGACAAGAGCTTAGGGGGATAACATGGCAACAACTCAGAATTACACTTGGCCCGCATCTTCAGACGTAACATTGACGGGAAGTCCCAATGGCGCCCCAATCCCTTCTACAAGTATTTTAGTTGCAGGTGAAAACCCTTCAGGAAACCAACAAGTTTTACAAACCTCTGCAGATGGTGCACTACTCGTATCTCCAGATCCAACATCCACTGGTAATGTAAACCTTACAGAGGTTAGCGGAGCCGCCATTACTTTGGGACAGAAGACCTCAGCTGCATCTTTGCCAGTAGTTATTGCCTCAGACCAATCAACCTTACCTATTAGCGCAGCGTCTTTACCCCTACCTACAGGAGCAGCCACAAGCGCATTACAAACGACCGGAAACACTTCCCTGGCCACTATAGTGACCAATACAACCGGCATCGCTACAGCTGCAAATCAGACAACTGGTAATACTTCTTTAAGCTCCATATTAGCAAATCAAACAAACGGTACTCAGGTAACGACTATTACAGGTACTGTACCTCTTCCTACAGGCTCTGCAACAGCAGCTAATCAGACTAATGGTTCTCAGATAACTCAAATCTCCCAAACCACCCCGGGTACCACTAATGGTGTGGTTGTAAACTCTTCTGCTTTACCTACGGGAGCCTCCACTTCCGCTCTACAGACAACCGGCAATACCTCCTTAGCAACCATAGCCACGAACCAAACTAGTGGCAGTCAGCAAACACAGATAGTAAACCAAGCCGCTCAAGCTATAACACAGACTGCTTTAACAGTAGGGACAACCGCTGTAAGGTTAACAGTATCCGGGTCTGCACCAAGTGCAACAATTGGCACAAGAATTGTAACACCAAACCCAACTTCGGCAGCAACTTTCTACCTAGGTGGATCAAGTGTAACGAATACATCCGGTGTACCTATCCTAGCTGGACAAATTATAACAATAAATCATGATGCCTGCGACTACTTCATAGTATCAAGTGTAGCAGCTCAAACTGTTTACTTAAGCCAGGAAGGTACATAATGCCTGTATCGATTACCAGCACAAGTACATCTGCTCTCGCGAAAGTAGGATTTAGCGCCTATACTACAACTGGAACTGTGCCTGCAAGTATTGCTCCTATGACGCTGGCCTCTGTCTATACTGACACAGCAAGTGGATGGAATGGTACTAATACTTATACGATCCCAATCACTGGTAATTACACAGTATCTTTTTCCCCAACGTTATCTCCCACTTCTGCAGGTGGAACTGCATTCATTGGTATTTCAAGAAACGGCACTCCTCTACCAGGAGCTGCAGCATCGTTGCCCCAAGATGGCGCGGGTCAACAGTATAATGCCTCAATTACGATTACTTACCCATTTACTGCCGGAGATACGGTAACATTCACTGCATATCAAAATACCGGGCATACAGTTAATATCATAGAAGCAGTCGCTTCGATAACCTCCATTAACGCAGCTACAGGCTCTGGGGGCGGGGGTGGTGGATCTAATAAAGCTCCTACACAACAAATCTTTACCGGTGGATCAGGCACCTACACACTTCCTACCTCACCCTCACCTCTTTACATTCAAGTAATAATGGTGGGGGCTGGGGGTGGTGGATCGGGATCCGCAGCTAATGCAAATTACACTACAAGTGGGTCCCCCGGTACGTCAGCGACAACTTTTGGCTCTAGTCTATTAACCTGTAACCCAGGTGCCCCAGGAACTATGACTTCACAAAATGGAGCTGTCCCAGGTTCTGGCGGAACAGCTAGTATATCCTCACCGGCAGTTGGTGTTGCTATAACAGGTGGATCTGGCCAAGGTGGATCCTTCGCAGCGACTGGTACCGGGTTAACATATGCTGGCGGTAACGGCGGCAGTTCCCCTTTCGGAGGTGCCGGTGGAGGTGGACCCACTAACGCTGCTGGCGGTAATGCTTCTCCACAGTCTGGATCAGGTGGGGGCGGCGGGGGTATAGACGGTACTACAGGAGCTACTCAACTGAACGAAACAAGTGGTGCTGGTGGTGGAGCAGGTGGATACGTTAACGCTATTATAAGTTCATTGTCGTCCACATACGCATACGCGGTTGGCAATGGTGGCGCAGGTGGACCTGGGTTCGGAAATGCTAACCCAGGATTTAACGGCGGTAACGGTGGTAACGGCATGATTCAAGTTATAGAATATTATCAGTAAATTAAAGGAAATCAATATGTTATTAAAAATTAAGAGTTTAATAAGTTATATGTTATTAAAAGTTAAGAGTTTAATAAGTTATATCTTATTAAAAATTAAAAGTATTTTGGCCAGTAAAGCAGCAAAATTGTCAGCTATTAGAGGAGCTATAAAAGCTTTAATTGCAGCTATTAGGTCATAAATAAGAGTTAATGGTTTTAATTGCAACTGTAAAGGGTTGTAAAGATTTGTAAAAGGATAACAAATGGGTAACGAAACAATAGTTATATTATCAGCTTCAGATGCAGCTTCTGCCACAGGAACAGCTATTGATGTTGGACAAGAGTTTGCAGCTAGCTTTCAAGCCTCATGCACGGATACTTCCGCAGCAGGTACAATTCAAATTCAAATGTCTAATGACATCCCACCTGCTGGGTATCTGGGTATCTTTGTTCCTACTCATTGGACCAATATCACTGGAGCTACAGCTACAATAGCAGCCGGTGTAATGTCAGCCCCCATCATCCTAAACCCAATGTGTTTCAGATATATCAGAGCAGTTTATACCTCTTCAGGTGCAGGTACTGGAACCATTCATGTTAATATGAATGCTCAAGCGATTTAATTTATGGAAATAGACGAAAGAGTTATACATCAGAAGTTAGACAAGATCGTAGAACATATGGGGTCGATAGACATTACCCTAGCTCGTCAAGCAGATAGTTTGGTCGAACACATAAGAAGGACAGAGCTCTTAGAACATCGAATAGATCCCATAGAAAAGAATTGGTTGATGCACTTAGGTGCAATCAAATTAGTTGGCGGTGTAACTGGCATTATAGGTTTCATAGCCGCAGTATCAGAAATATTAAGTTATCTTAACCATTAATGCCCAGCGGATGAATCTCTATGAATCAATTATATCCCATAGCCTATCTGGATCCTCCAGAGCTTTTTAACGCGTCGGTAACAAATATACCCGGTTCCGGGTCCCTCCCACTACAAGTTGTGTCGAATATTGGATTAAAAGCTCCCTTTGGTCTTCAATATACAGACACAACAGGTGATTGGATTGGTGTTTACATTGGCGTATCTGGCTCTGAAGTGCTTCGAACTATCATAGGCGGGGGTGTTACGGATGTTGTTTCAGTCGTTATACCTGCTAATAGCAGAGTTTCTCTTAGGTCTATGTCTACTTCATCTATTACAAATGGCATGATCAGTATCATATTCCTCGGGTTTGGTGGTGTAAATGCATATTAAACTAAAAGATTTGGTAGGATAATTATACGTCAACTACTCAAATTAAGTCATCAACCTCAGATAACCAGGCCCTTGTAGACGATACTGGGCATTTATATGTGACTGATGGCGGCACACCAATAGCTGTAACAGGCAATATAACGGCCAACAATGCCTCTGTAGGGGCAAACGGAACCACAGCCCCTACCTCTGCTACAGAAATAGGTGGAGTCAACCCTGAGGGCAAACTAACACCCGTAAGCGTTACCGACTCAGGTGCTATCAATGTCGTAGGTGATCTTACCGTATCTGAAGGGTTTGAAACCATAAGTGTTGGTCCCACTCAGATTAGCATCGGAACAGTTAGTACTCAATTACTAGCGGCCAATGCTAATAGACTATATGCACATATTATCAACAATACTTCGAATGAAATTTATATACAGTACTCAAGTGCAGCAGCCCTAAATCAGGGATTAAAACTGCAAGCAGGCGGTACTTTATTTGTAAGCGGGGGCGACCTATGGTTAGGCGCTGTCAACGCTATAGCATTAATGCCTAACCAACTTATAGATGTGCTTGAATGTACATAAAGAGATTTAACACGTGCACTTAAGGGCACAAAGGAAATAACATGGCTTTGAATCAATCATTCAATCAAGATGCATTAGGAAATATAGGTAACGCCGCAGCGGTAAGTACTTCATCTCCTTCATATACCACAGGGACATACAATGCCCTTAGTTTAACTTTAGCAGGAGCTCTTAGAGTAGATGGGTCAGCAGTGACACAACCTATCAGTGCTTCTAGTCTCCCTCTGCCAACAGGTGCCTCGACTTCAGCATTGCAGACGGCTGGTAACACGATATTGACAACGATATCAGGTCAATTACCTCCCTCGCTCGGACCAGCGGTTATGGCTAATAGCTTACCTGTAACCATTGCTAGTAACCAAACAGCTATACCAGTATCTGGTACAGTAGCATCGTCTAATGCCTATGCGCAGGGTGCAACTACCTCTGGCGAACTTGGGTTCTTGATGCAAGGTGCAGCTACCTCTGGATCACCTACCTACACTACGGCGACAACCAATCCATTGTCTCTAACCTTAGCCGGTGCTCTTAGAGTCGACGGTAGCGCAACTACACAGCCTATTAGCGCAGTGGCATTGCCCCTCCCTACAGGAGCTGCAACTTCAGCATTGCAAACAACAGGTAATACGACACTATCTACAATCAGTGGTCAATTACCTGCAACCTTAGGTCCTGATGCACCTTCAGGTAGCTTGAGTATCGTCCCTGCCACTGGCGCAGTGTTTACCACGGAAGCCTCTACTTCTTCTACTGGAACTATTGTTTCTGTGACAGCTTCTGTAACCTCAACTGTTTTACTTGCAGCCAATGCCAATAGTAAAGGATTTATCATCTACAATAACTCAGCCAACTTTTTGTATATAGCTTTTGCTGCAACTTCGTCCACAACAGCATTTAGCGTGAAGTTACAGTCATATGCTTCTTATAACTCAGATGTGACACCCCTATACACTGGAACTATCAGTGGTATATGGAGTGCAACAGGCGGAGCAGCGTTAGTAACGGCATTCACTTAATTTGTTAATAATGACACTCATTCTAAACAAATGGGTGCCATTGTACATTATGAGATACGACTTAGGAGATAAATTATGGGTGTTCAACAATCAATTAATATAGCATCCAGCGGTGACCCAGTAGTAAACAATGCTGATGGCTCAGGCAACCTTTTAACCTCGTTGAATGGGCAACTATCCACTGATGATATAATCAACACCTCCATAGCTAGTGGAAGCATAACCGTGAGCACTACGGCTGTCGCAGCTCGGGTGGGAGCGTCAAATGTCACTAATAGGAAGATGTTGATGATATGCCCAATAGGAGCTACGGTGTACATTGGGGCATCAAATGCCGTTACAACTGCTACTGGAACACCCATACTCCCAGGTGCGATCATATCATTTGCATTTGGAGCGGGTGTGACACCGTATCTTATAGCAGCATCCTCAACCACTGTGCAAATATTTGAGGGAGCATAAATGTCTCAAAATGGTTATTTTTCAGCTTTGATGCAAGGTATAATAACTCAAAAAGTTAATTCCACCTCTACTGCAACAACAACCTCAGGAACGGATGCTGTACTTCTTACCATAACTCCAACCATAGCTGGATCCTACATAGCGGTGTTTGTAGGCACCATACAGCAGGCCAATGCGGGCCAAAGTGTTACGACCTCTTTTTACAACAATGGCGTGCAAGACACAGCGACCGTGATTGATGCTGCACCTTTTGCTGGGGGCACTTTAACATCAGGCTCTGCTTCTGTACCTTGGGTTACTATTGGGGGACCATACACAGTTAATGGTAGTCAAGCAATAGCTTTAGAATGGCATGTTAGCGGCGGAACAGGTACGGCGCAACAACGTCAATTATATGTAATAAAGGTAGGCTAAGATGACAAATGCTCAAATGATAGCCGCAATTTTAGCTGCTATTCAAACTCAAGCCAATTTAACTACTTTACTTCAGCTCATGATAAGTAACAACATAGGAAATGTACAAACTGCACAGCTTCAGGCCATGTGCAAAGCCTTAGGAATAGATTATGTCGATCCTCCAACGTCTTAAATTGTATTTTAAAAAGATTGATTGCCCAAAATGTCACAAAAAAGTATTGTTACGAAACGGTATAATCAATGATATTGTTGTAAAAAATCTTGCATACCGCTATATCTGTAAGCAATGTCACAAAAACCACTCTCGGTAGCTATGTTTATAAATTTATAAATATGGGTACCAAATAGGTAACTATAGGAAATTACTGTGAAGATATCAGAAAATGGCATAGCGTTTATAAAAGGCTTTGAATCTTGCAGGTTAAAAGCCTACCGAGACTCGGGGGGGATATGGACGGTGGGTTTTGGTAGTACTGGAAAAGACATCGGTAAAGAAACGATATGGACGCAGGAACAAGCGGATGATCGTTTTGTGAAGGACCTAGGTGTTATGGAGACTTGGGTCAATAAATTTGTAACTGTGGAACTCACACAAAATCAATTCGATGCCTTGGTAGACTTTACATATAACTGTGGCCCTGGAGCCTTACAGCATTCTCATTTGCTTAAGGAGCTTAATGCCGGAAACAAGGAATTAGCAGCTGCTCAGTTTAAACGATGGGCTACCGTGCATGGTAGAGTCGTCGATGGCCTTATGAAACGACGTATTATGGAAAGAAATTTATTTCTTAAATACTAGCAAGCGCATTCATACCTTGCTTGATTGTAAATCCATATGCATTTAGGGTTATTGCATTTATCTCCAGATTCAGTGAATCGTAAGTTACTGCAACTACTAGGGATCACTAATAACCCGGCTAAAATAAAGTATCTCATAAGTAAATACCCCGTGTTATATTTGAGAACGAAATTCAACGTAAGCCCACGCGAGAAATACTAGAATCACTAGTATTAATAGCCAGGGTCGCATTAGTATGTTCATTATTATAAAAACTGCAACGATTAAAAATAGATGTAGAAATATAATTAGTAATCCAATTAGATATGCAACTAGATATGCAACTAGATATGCAACTAGCTTAGCTAAAAAACCTGTGTTCATTTGAGCATTCTTCCATTATAACGATTAATTCGCCATTTAATCGTTATAAATACTGCTGCAACTCCAAAATATATTAGGGACCCTATTAGGTACCAATCGTAGCTCATTTTTTATCCTTATATCTGTGATATAACTCTAATATCACACTTATAGACAGTATACCGATGGCAATTAAATCGACGTGACTCATTTTACCTTCCTTAGTTTATACTCAGGAACTTCATAAAAATCCTGAATGATTTGGGGGTCTGTGTTGCATTTTGCTACAATATCATAAGTATTGTGAGTCCAACCAGTATCAGAAACAAAACCATAGCAATCTCCGTAGAAGTCATCGTGAAACATAACATGCTGATGGAAAAGAAGAGTTAGTAGTATCACTTGGTGTTATACCTCTTTGAGTTTATTGATTGAACTGTCCACAACCTTCAATTCATTTAATAGGAATCTGAGATAGGACTCAGGACGCTTGATGTGTTTGGTTGTGGGACCATTAGCAATTTTATCTTGAATCAAGGATTTGTACGCCTCTAATGCCTTCAATTTCTTTATTTTATCCATAAATATTCACCAAAAGTAGGCCTAACCCCAGCATGAACATACCTACTTGCACGACCAGTAGTTTAAATTTTACGTTCGAAATGTCATCTGTCAACCCTATGACGGTTCGGTTTAGGTCTAGGATTGCATTGGAATTCACTTTAAGCCGGATTTCAAGCTTCTCGAGTTTGACTTCTCGGGTTTCTTCAGCTATTTTCTTTAAGTTGAGAACTAGTTGCTTCGAGGCCTTCCTTTTTTGCTTTTGCTCATTTAGTTGTATCCGAAGTGCTTTTATAGCAGCTTCTTTTGGCAATCTGGATTCGTTAAACATAACTTCTCCTTAGAATGTAAAGTTGTCGACAACCGACTTACAACTCGGATGTTCTGGATTTTTAATACAGAAGATTTTGAAATCCCTATTGATGTTACGGCTATTAGCCTTAATAAGATCAACCAAGTTAACAGACGTATTCACAGAAGTACTAGGAATGTTCCTGAGTTCTTGTAAGAACAAGTGAACATATTCCACAGGGACCAGTAAACCATACCCAATTTCACCTTGTCCAGCAAATACTACGCCTGATAGTTCGCCCTTACGATTGAACACGCCTGACCCTGAGGATCCTGGCATAATCGTAGCGGAACCAACCATAGCTTCATAATTCTTCAATTCAGGCACCCTGCCAACAAAAGCACAGACAATACCCAGAACTGGGTCTGCTTTTTCTTCTGGAGTACACTCCCTAAACCCGGTATTAATTAACACGTGCATTTTACCTGCAAAATGCCCTCGCGTAACAATGGTTGGGTATAAAGCAGGATGACCGCTGATAATTTCATCTTCGAAAGGTTGAGGTCCATTCGCTGCAAGTTTTTGAGGTTTTGTCCCAAGGTCTTCGGCTACTTTGACCATACAAAGATCATGTACGGTAGCTTTACGAAAGCTAATGATTTCTGCTTTCTTTCCATCAATCATTGTGACTAGGCCACCGTTAGCGATAGCGCCACAGACGTGAGCGTTAGTGAGTATATAGGATGCGGAAGCCGTGGAGAGAACTACAGTGCCGCTTCCGCCGCTAGTTTGTGACAGAGTCGTAACCGCTACGGTGTTCCTACTCGCCTCTAAATTTGAGGGAGAATGACCGCAAGCTGTTAAAATTATTAGAGAAATCAATGAAAACTTCAGTTTCATATACGTCCTTAGTTACGGCTTATTTAATTATGAGCCTATTTAAGATGCTAGCATACAGTGTAAACACTGTCAATCCTAAAGTTTCTCTACTTTAACCCCGTACTCCGACAATAAAATCTTCTTCTGGGCGTTAAAGTGGGCTATGCCATACTTATGAGATCCATCTCGGATCAATATGACCGTTCCGTGGGTTTTCCCGGGAGACACTCGTAGAACTCGACCGACTGCTTGCTGAAATTGCGGTATGCTTTTACCCATGCCTGCGATTATTACAACTTCTGCTGGAACCGTATCTACACCCTCTCCGAGTATCTGCTGAGTTCCTATCAAAATGTACGCATTCTTCTCATTAAATCGCGATATATATTCCCGGGTTAGATCATTTTTTCCGTTTGCGAATAAGAAAGCACCGTCCATAGTAAGTAGATCTCCGTGCCTAATTTCTTTTACTAAACAAAGGGTCGGTATGCGCTGCATATGTCTTAGCCATAGTAAATCCATGATCCTTTTATTTCTGTCGGGATTATCTACCACAAGCTGGTTGTAGACACCTTTCCAGTAATGCTCGGTTATTTCAACTTTCGGTGCATCGACGTAGTAGGCACATAGTGGCACAATAGTGCCTGCGGCTATCGCCTCCTCATAACTTAGCTCGTATATTACTTCTCCAGTAACAGACTCCAGTAGAATCTGTTCGTTTTCTCTATTTCTAACTGGTGTGGCAGTAAGGAAGAACCGGTAATAAATGCCGTTCCAGAATTTTTTGTTTAGATCCCTGTATGTTTTGGCAGCGGTATGGTGAGCCTCGTCGATTATAACCATGTCATAATCACCCGGGGCTTTTAATGCCTTGGAATCAATGTTTTCAACAGTTATGTTGAGCATAGAGCCAAAATACTGTGTCAGGGATACTGTAAGTTGCTGTTTTAAATAAAGAGTTGGTACCACGATTAGAGTTTTAACGTTGAACGTATGAATCAAGAGAGCTATAATAACTGATTTTCCGCTGCCCGTGGGGGCTACTACGCACCCTCTATCGTGTGTTACAGCTGCTGCGGCGGCGGCGTCTATTTGAAATTGGTGGGGGGCAAAGGGTAAAGATATATTTCTGACATGCTTTGATCTTGGAGGGCGTTTACGGAGGTCCTGGACGGTATATTCTATATGCTCTAGGTGAAGGTAAGCCTTGAGTAAATCTGTCAAACCTGTTGGGAAGTAACCTTTACGGTCTATTAGGGGTATTAATCCTCTGTGGTGACCCATGTAGAACTTCTCTTGCTCTGATCTCTCATAGCTAAGGATCCTACGAATCATCCTGAATTGATCAGGAGTAAAACCCTCAATCTGGGATATTGAGTTATTTATTGTCAGTTTCATCTTCTAACCTTTTGAGATCATTCATCAACTCTTCATTCTCTTCCATAAATTTCTGTATTTCATCACAGATACATAAATCAAACTTACAATTATCACACATAGTTATAGCATTCCATACCTTAGTCTTAAAGTCAATCCTTAAGTTCTTATCTCTAAGTTCATACACCAGTGACATTCTCCCTACCTACTCCTTGTGCTGGGGAGTAAGGGTGAAATGCTAAGATCTTAACTCTTGCTTCAGAAATGTGTAGGTATCATCCATTTCTCTAAGACTACCGTCACTACCTGTAGTCAAAACCTTTATTAAGATCCTTGGAACTTTGTCCCAATACGAGAATCGGGACAATAAATGTCCCAATACTCATGAAAACACCACTATTACCATCCTACGGACCCAGACTACTATATCAACGAGAGTCTCAACTATGGCTGTAGTATTTGTCATTTGTTAAGTCTTATTAGGTACTTAACGCAGCGTAATGATTTACAAGCCTTTTACGCTATCTGTTGCTTGGTTCTTATAACTTTTAATATTAGCATTGACAGTTTATTTAAGTCAAGGTATTATATTGAAATATGAAAGATAAAACCATTTATTACTTAGATATTAGAAATCACAAGGGTGAACTCATCGGGCATTATAAGACAGATCATGAACTGGAAGGTCGATATGTCTACCTAGGGCTGAAGGATGAGGTTGCACGGGTAATGGTGAGAGCATATAAAGCGTATCCACAAATGGTGTATATCACTTTTTTAGACGTAGGTAACCGGATAAGTAAAAAAAGACTAAGAGAACTTGCAAAAAAATATTCAAACATTATTTCTTTGTTTTATTGACTTAATCTTAAGTTTGTGGAATACTATTAATAGAGGCGCAATACCTCATTTTCATTGTATTCCCCCGAATACCCCTAAAGTTCATCCCCCTGGCTTTAGGGGTTTTTTATTGACAAATACTATTGTTCTAAGATAGTATCTTACTATGAAGTTTATAAAAGTACATGAATGGGATGACAGAGGATATTACATCAATGCACATCAAATTCAAGTGATAGAACCAAACTATGGAAATAGTACAAGAATATCATTAATAGGTGATAGGCACTTACTAATTAAAGAAACTTTTGAACAACTGATGGAGTTGATACATGGCTAAAAAATATGATGTTGATTATTATATTGATAAATTTACTAAAATTCCAAGAAATCAATGGACTATCCACAAAGTAGTGGACGAAGATACAGGACAAAAATGTGCTCTTGGACACTGTGGCGGTAATCCAAATACTTTCTTTTGGCGTCAACCAAAAGAATTTATTGATCTTGTGAAAGTATTTGGGTCCATATCTCAGTTCGATAGGCTTGATAAGGTAGGAAATATAAATGACGGAATAGATCCAAGATATAAACAAAAAACACCTAAAGGCAGAATTCTTGCCGCACTCAGGGACATTAAAAATGGATAATATAGAGATTTCTAAGTACTTCGTTGATGACTTTGCTAAACTTATGGCTGCTGAAACTTATAAGTTAATGAAACATAAGGAGAAAGAAGTAAACCTAGGTACGACAGAAGCGTTCATGGTTGCTACCATAAAACACTTAGTAAACCATACTTTACTTCACGTTCTGACTAGTAAACGATACCAACTTATGGAAAAAGCTCAAATAAACAAGGCTATCTACAAAGATTACCTTAAAATTAAGAATGATTTGGAAAATGGTATAGCAGATGGCTTTAATATGGCAGTTTTAGGGTTCAGTCCAGAAACCCCCATAGATTATTTCTGTTTAGTGCGAGATATGGGAAAACCTGCAAATAAGGAAAAAATCTAGCATGTTTGATAAATTCATGAAAGTAGCAGGGTTGATCCACCCAACAACAAGGCAGCTTGATGTAATGCTCTTCCTAGTAGTATTCGTAGTTGTAGCTGTAGTTCTTAAGTTCTTCCTAACAGGTGTTGTAATCACTCTAGGAGCGCACACAATCACGTTTGGATCTATGGATGGGTGGAGTTATGGGTCAGTTCTAAGCCCAGTTCTGGCAGCTCACGGATTTAATTCGACAAGAAATAGCATTTACGGTAATTTAGGTCAAAGTGATACAAGGTATGTCCCAGAAGACCCGGATCAAGGAGAAAACGAATGACAACCAAAAATTGGATTATAACAGTAGTAATAGTTGGCGCAACAGGTGTGGCCATCGGCAGGTACACAGTACCTAAAAAAGTCACAATTCAAACCCAAACAGTTGCGACGGATAAGGTTAACACTAAGACAGACGATAAGACAAATGTTAAAAAGCACAAGGATGAAGTAATCGTAACAGTTAAGAAGCCGGACGGCACGGTAGAAACAACCACCAAAATCTCGGAAGATACAAATACCGGCAAGGACATTGCGGCAACAACTAGTGTCGATACGACAGACAAGTCTGATACCAAAAAGGAAACCATATCACAATCTGGACATCTTAACTTATCCTTTATGGTTGGCGCTAATCCATTCAACTTTACTGGTTCTCCGGGGGTGATATATGGAGGTCACGTAACACGTGATATTTTAGGACCGATTAATATCGGTATTTGGGGTTTAAGTAATGGATCTTGTGGAGCAAGTGTCGGTTTGACATTCTAATTTATGCGGTATTTAATACCCTTATTCCTATTATCTTCGTGTGCTACGGCACATATAGACATCCAATATTACAAGTGGATAGGCTATTACTATGCCCCTAGGCACAATTGTCACTACATAAAATCTCACCCCCCGGTATCTTCCGCAGATAAAGAACTTTGTAGACTTTGATTCATTCTTGTGGTAGGATTTATAAACAAGGAGATACACATGTTAAAAGATAAACAATTAGATAAAATCAGCAATATTCTGGGGTTAGAATTAATTAATGAAATCAATGCGCTAGACTCAGATTCTTTAAAGAATCAAATCGTACAAGCAGAAACTGCAATGAAAGATGCAAAACAAGAGTTGGAAGCTAACCCTAAATATGAAGAGATCAAGGAACAGCTCAAGGCTATAACCGCAGGGTTGAAAGAAGTTCGTAAGTTTCAAAATGCCAAAATCGCATACGCTTTAGATCTTCTTGAATCGAAAGGTCAATAGTATGTCCTCACGCAGGTCCATCATCGATATGTTTTGTTTTTTCCCAACAGATAAGGGTCCAGAACATACTTCAAACGAAGAAGGTATGAAAAAATTTCCTACCCGTAGCATAAGTAAGCTTTTATCAAGGCATAAAGAATGGCTTTTAGATCACACAAAAGGACAAAGGGCTAACCTATCTAGAGTTGATTTGTCTAAAGTCGATCTATCTGGAGCTGATCTATCTAAGGCTGATCTCTCCGGAGCTGATCTATCTAAGGCTGATCTATCTGGAGCTAATCTATATAAAGCTAATCTATCTAAGGCTGATCTATCTGGAGCTAATCTGACTAGAGCTTACCTAGCTAAAGCTGATGTATCTGAAGCTAATCTATTTGGAGCTAATCTATCTGAAGCTAATCTATTTATAGCTGATCTATCTTTATCTAATCTATCTGGAGCTAAGCTATTTGAAGCTAATCTATCTAAGGCTGATCTATCTGGAGCTAATCTATTTAAAGCTAAAATCAAAAATCAGAATCAAATAGTTCCAGAAATTGGACCTTTTTATTGCTTCAAAAAGTTAAAAAATAATGTTATTGCTACTTTATATGTTCCTAGATCAGCTAAAAGATTAGGAGGTTTGTTAGGGCGTAAGTGTAGGGTTTCTAAAGTTAAAGTAGTTAAATTGGAGCTTAATGGCAAAGAAGTTGACAGTGTATTGGATATGCATACAGGAAAGCTTTTATATAAAGTAGGTAGTTGGGTTAAACCTGATAGCTTTAATGAAGATTTTAGAATTGAATGTACGAATGGAATTCATGTTTTTATAACCAAAGAAGAAGCCGAAAGATATTAAAAGAAGAGGAGAAGTATTATGTTTCTTGCAATATTTGCCGCCATAGGGATTGTATCAATATTCCCAGCAGTAGTAGCATTGATCGTGCTATTCTTAAGTCAGTTTGGAGATAAAGAATAATGACCAAGTATCAAAAATTAGTAGAAGAAATTACAAAGGCTTCAGATGAAGGCGTTACAATAGCCCATGCGGAAAAGGTGGCTGCGTTAGCACTGGTAACGATGAATGAATTATCCGAACTTCTTACCTCCTCAGACAAGGATCGTAGAATGCGTAAGCAGGGCTTTAAAGCAATCAGAGCCGCTATACTACTCAACGAGATTAAAAGTCATGAGAAGAAACCCACCGAAAGTGTTCTAGAAGCCACGGTACAACTAAATGATATCGTGAGAACCGAAGAGACTGCGTATGATACAGCAGAAGCTGATACTGATGAATTAACGAGACAATTTAACATTGCTAAAGAAAGTCATATTTATTTTAGAGGGGCAAGTAAAGGTAGTTTCAATGGTTGATATAGTGGTGTGGATTTTAGGGTTACCTGTTATAATTTTATCGTTTGTTTTTACTGTTTTAATCATGATCTATGTAATTAGAGATTTGTGGAGAAATTTAAAAAATGACTAAAATAAATGTGGCCAGTATTGTAGCTGATATGCAGAAGTTATATTCTAAGGACAAAAAAGCTCAAAGTATTATAACTACTGGAGATTCTGTTAAAATTTCTTATACAATGGATGATGTAGTTCCGCTAGCTGAATCACATGTTTTACGTCAACTCACTGGTTTACCAGGTCTTCCATATAATAAGATATTTCAGACAGCAGGTAAACCTGACTGTGGTAAATCCACTTTAGCTTCCGAAGCCATGGCTTCGGCTCAAAAGGCCGGCATTCAAGTGGTTTTATGGGACTCAGAAGACAAGCATGATTCTGCTAGGTTTATTGCTTTCGGCGGCACGCCTAAAGATGTTTTAATGATCAAAACAAATGAAATTCTAAAGGGCGGAGAACTAGCTCGTAAATACATCACCGCGATAAAAGAACAAGATGAGAACGCTAAGATTCTGTTTGTTTGGGATAGTTTAGGGGGGTCACAGTCCAGGTCCCATGCTGAGCGCGAATTAGATAGTGAGAAACACGCCCAACCCGGGCAAGACGCTAAAGAAGTAGGCTCCGTTATGAAGACACTAGTAGCTCTTATTAACAAATATCCCGACAGTATTTCAGTGTATATTGTTAATCAAACCTACGCAAAGATCGGTTTTATGGCCCATGGGGACGCTGCATCAGGCGGTACCAAAGTGGAATATCACTCCTCCATGATAGTAATGCTAAAGCGGATTAAAGTACTTACTAAAGTAGTCAAAGGAGTTACTGTAAAATTTGGAATTATTTCAAGAGCTACAGTTTCTAAAAATCATATTTCTCAAGGCATTAATTCTGTACATCAGCTAGATTTTAAAATCACTGCCTCTGGTACTGAGCTTACAGAGGAGTCCCAAGATGACGAACTCTGAATATAAAAAACTTGATGAAGGGTAAAAAGGTCGCATAATGAGTAAACCCCTATTTGTTGTTATTTCTGACATTCATTTTTCACTAAATAATCTATCTCTTGCGTCTAAAGCTTTGCGTGCTGCCCTAAAAAAAGCAGAGGACCTAAACATACCCCTGGTGATCGCAGGTGATTTACAGAACGATAAAGATATCATTCGAGGTAAAGTAGCTAACGAGCTGATTGATATTCTTAAGCCTGCTAAAATCCCTGTGTATATACTTGAAGGTAACCACGACAAGCTAAACGAAAAGGGGGTAGAGCATGGGTTAAATTACCTTAGACCTTACGCAACCATTCTAGATCATTCAATTAGCCTTCTTTTCAATAAAATTGCCGTACTGTTTGTACCGTATCAAAGTGATAAGGATGCTTTCCGACAAAAGGTGACTCAGGAAAGAGATGGAAGAATAGTTGTTTGTCATCAAGGTTTTCTAGGCGCCGCCATGGGCGATTACATTCAAGATAAGAGTTCAATAGATCCAAGCTTAATGAAAGATTTCATAGTAATATCAGGCCATTACCATCGACATCAGACCATAGGCACTGTAACGTACATAGGATCACCCTATACAATAACCTTTGGTGAGGCTAATGATGGTCCAAAGGGCTTCCTAATAGTCAATGAAGACGGCTCTTTTACAAGAGAGATTTTAAACCTCAGAAAACACGTGGTTATTGAATGTGATGTAGCAGACTTAACTCATGAGTCACAATCTTTAAACAAAAATGATTTAATATGGTTAAAAATCAAAGGTCCACAGTCAGACCTTATCAAAATTGATAAGTCAGAGCTTGGAATGAGACTTTTTGGACACACCAACTACAAATTGGATAAAATCGTAACAGATTCAGAAAAAGCGACCATTGAAGTCGATAAATTAACATACGCCGAGATAATGGACCAATTAATAGACGGAGTGCCTGATTCCGAGGAACACAAAGTTAAACTTAAACAGTTGTGGAGAAACCTATGAGGCCAATCCGCGCCCACCTAGTAAATTTTGGCAGCTACAAAGAATTGGATTTTGAATTCCAAAATCAAGGGTTAGCGCTAATACACGGTGCTACTGGTAGTGGGAAGAGCACCATACAGGATGCAATCCCCTGGGTATTATACGGTATAACGGCCAAGGGAGGCACCGTAGATGAGATTAGATCGTGGGTGTCCCCAGACAAGTCTACCCAAGGAACATTTAGTCTAGAGACACCCTCAGGCGTTATAATCGTATTCCGAACTCGAGGTAAACCTTCTGAGAATGACTTATACTGGATCGAATCTGACTCCACGCATCAAATCAGAGGAAAAGATATCACAGAAACCCAAAAACTCCTCGATATCCGTCTGGGAGTAACCGCAGACCAGTATATAATGGCAGCCTACTTCAATGAATTCAGTATAACCGGGAATTTCTTTACAAGTAAACCAAAGGCTAGGCGTGAATTACTTGAAAACATTGCAGATCTTACTTTTCCCTCAACTTTATCTGAGAAGGCCTCCACGTTAAAAAAAGAAACTAAAATTAAGCTACTACATAAAGAGAAACAATATGAGCGCCTTCACGGTAAGAGTAGCACAATACTGAAAGTTATACAGGACTTATGTGCCGAAGTGGTCTCACACGAAGAAAACCGAGAACGTATAATTAAGCGTTTGGAAAATGAATCTGAGAATTTTGAACATAATAAACTAAAAAGATTGACTGAAGCCAGAAACTCATACGATTTATTTGAAGACGGTAGGAAAGGTAACCTATATAATATATCTGTAGAAAAACAAAAACTCGTGGAGGAGCTTGCATTACATCCAGAGGTTTGCGATAAATGTGCGCAATTTAATACCCAGTATTTAAAATTAAGCAAGCAAATCGATAGTTTAGATGTTAAAATTGAAAAAATATCGAACGAACACAATCCGCACTTAAGGCAGTTAGAAAACATCACAGATTCAGAAAACACCTTCACAGATGCACTGGAAATCGAAAGAAATAGGAAAAATCCTTACAAAGACCTTCTCATATCACATCAGCAAAATCTGGATGATATACAAAAGGAAATAAAGGAGCTAAAAGTAGACATGCAAGGCACAACCGATTTATTGTGCCAGTTATCCCAGCTACAAGACTTGTCTTCGTTACTGAGATCTCATCTTTTGCTAAGATCCATTAAATACCTAGAAGATCTCAATAACCGCTATCTGGAGACCTACTTCGACGGCGAAATTAGAGTTAAATTCACGCCCACAGATACGGATAAATTAGATGTGGAGCTCACAAAGAATGGGCACGAATGCTCGTACACCCAGCTATCTAAAGGTCAGAGATGCATGTTAAAGTTGTGTTTTTCCGTGGCAGTTATGCTGGCCTCCGCCAACAAGTTAGGTATCCACATGAGTTTATTAAGCTTTGACGAGGCACTAGATGGCTTAGACGAAAACATGAAGCTAAAAGCACTGGGGTTATTTACAGAGTTGTCCTTAACTCACGAGTCAGTTTTAGTTGTAGAACACAGTGAAAGTTTAAAATCCAGCTTCGACAACCAGTATCACGTTGACTTACGGGGCGATGTAAGTTATATTACTAAGATATGAATCCTAGGTTAACAAACAAAGAACGCAATCTACTTAAAGGCGCAGTAAGACGCGTCTTCAGTAGATCAGAACTTAGGAATGAAGTTATTAAACAGTCAGTTATAGAGCATTCTGATCCTGATCGCAAAAGAGTTAAAACGTGGGTATTATGTGCCGAGTGCAAACGCCCAGAAGCTAAATCTAACGTTGCAGTGGATCACATACTTCCAGTTGTACCCCTGGACTCAGATTTTAACCATATGTCTTTTGATCACTTGATCGATAACTTGTGGTGCGATATTAGGAATCTACAAGTTTTATGTGAAACTTGTCATGATAGCAAGACGCAATATGAAAACAAGCTCCGAAGAGCTTTCAAGAAAGGTAATGTCGAATATGATCCAGTTACCAATCTTTGGAATATTGTTAATAGGAGATCAAAATGACAAAATCTACATCTGTTGAAACTAGATTTTGGTCGTATGTTATTAAAACAACAGAATTTGATTGTTGGAGCTGGATGGGCACGAAGACAGGAATAGGTTATGGACAGCTAAGAATTACTAGAACTCCTAGCATCAGACAACAAGCACACCGATATTCATATGAGCTTCACAATCTTACTAAGATACCCCCAGGCGCACTTGTGTGTCACACATGCGATAATCCTTCATGTGTAAATCCTAAACATTTATTTTTGGGATCTCATAAAGATAATACGATGGACATGATGCAAAAAGGTAGGAATAAAAATCCTCTAGGTTCACTTCATGGCATGGCGAAGCTTAAAGAGGTCGATATACCCGAAATATTAGCTTTATTACATTCAGGCATGACGCATGAAAAAATTTCAAAGATATATGGTGTTTGTAGGGCAACAATAACAAGTATAAATATGGGAGCTAATTGGTCTCATTTATCAAGGAGTACACATGACTAGTAAAGATGTAAAAATAATTCGGTCTCAATTGAGACAAATAGCAAAGGAAGTATTGCCAGAGGCAATAACACAGGCATTCTACGACCAAATCGCGGCCGAAATAAAAAAGCATCTTAAAGAGATGGATCAACGACACAAAGAAACAATGATGGCTATTTTACGAAATATTCAGCCTGCTACGCCCCCTAAGCTAGAGGACAAATAAAATGAGCCAGTGGTGGGTGGATGCGTTAAAAACAGGTTTATTGACATGCACAATATGTGAGATGGAAAAATCAGTAAAAGAATTCACAAGTAATCTATACCGTTGCGATACTTGTATGAAAATAATGCGAGAGGTACCAGAAGATGAAGAAAAAAATAAATAATAGCCGTATACTTTTTATCAGTGACATACACGCTCCCTACCACCACCCAGACATGGTATCTTTTCTTTCTGCCATTAAAAAGAAGTATCGTCCAACTAGAGTTATTCTAAGCGGCGATGAAGTAGATAATCATGCTCTTTCTTTCCACGACAGTGACCCAGACCTCGACAGCGCGGGAGTAGAGCTGAAAAAAGCTATCGAAGCGCTTCAGCCTCTTTACAAGATGTTCCCTGTAGCTGATGTCTTGGAGTCGAATCACGGGTCGCTTGTACTGCGAAAGGCATTAGCTCACGGTATGCCAAAGGCTATCTTTAAGTCCTATAACGACATTTTACAGGCTCCAAAGGGCTGGAAATGGCACTTTGATTTGACTGAGACATTACCAAACGGGACTAAATGCTATTTTCACCACTCCAAGGGAGCAAATGTGAAGAAAAATTCTCAAGCCATGGGGATGAGTTTTGCCCAAGGGCATCATCACGAAACTTTCGAGATTTGTTACTGGGGTAACCCTAATGCCCTCCTCTTCGGACTCACAACCGGATGCCTAGTAAATCCCAAGTCCTTAGCCTTGGCGTATAATAAAAATAACCTAAAAAGACCAGTGATTGGAACTAGCGTAATAATCGATTCAGTACCGCAGTTAATCCCAATGGTATTGAACAGTCGCGGACGCTGGGTGGGTCATCTATGAAAATCAAAATAGGTGATCAATCATTTAAGTTGAAACTACTCAGTAGAGAAAAATACGACGAAGTCATGGACGAAGACTCGGAATCTGAAGCTATGACCGATTTGAATGATAACACAATTACTTTCGCAGAAGACTCCACAAACTTCCCCAGCGTTGTAAGGCATGAGCTATTCCATGCATACTTCTCTCTGAACTTAGTAAACAGTTCTAATTTAGATATGGTCCAAACAGAAGAACTCTCAGCTGAGATAGTTGGCAAGTATGGTGAAGACATAGTAAAGCTAGGAAAGAAGATAACTACCTGGATTAAAAAGAAAAAATCATAATTGACAAACGCTTCCAATGGAGATATAGTTTAATTATGAAATACTTAATTTTTATACTTACAGTCAGTTTACTTATTTTGCTACCTAAAACTGGGGATTCAAGCACGGAAACTATCCCATATTACATGTTTAGAGCCTCCCAGGAATTTGATGTTGAAGTACCTTTGCTTTACGCATTCTGCCACGTAGAATCTAAGTGCAAGCAAAATGCTTTAAACAAAGATGACGGTAGGAAAGAATCTAGGGCCAGAGGCGTTAAAACCCACTCCCATGGCCTTTTCCAAATTCAGTTGCCAACTGCAAGAGGATTGGGATTCCGAGGTACAAAAAAAGACCTTATGAAGCCAGATGTTAACACCTGGTACGCAGCTAAGCTTATTCGCGAGTTAATGGACAAGTACGAGGACCTCCCAAAGGTTATATCAGCCTACAATGCCGGTCATCCAAGTCGACACAACAAAAAGTATGTACATTTGGTTATGAAGGCCTACATAAACTATCAACTGGATCACATAGTTACGCCTAAAAACATTCAGGAGTAAATATATGAAAGTACAAGAGTTTTGTCTATCTGAAAATTTTAGTTATGTGGAGCCAGGCACGTGGGATACAAATGTGATTCCGCAAGGAACTTTTGTAAAGCCTCTTAATATTTACTATGTGCCAAAGCACATCAAAGATGATCCTATCCACCTATTTTTTGATCCTACAAACGAAGTATTTGTGTATTGTAGTTATGGCATAATACCAATTCCAAAGAAATATATAAGGGAGATATAATGAAGACAATGAAAGCACCAGAAAATGCAGAGTTTTCAGATACTAAAAAGTCAACGTTAGGACAAGGCATTAAACACGATTCCGGTAAACCCGATTTAAGCATGGTAAGCTATGAGTTAATGGAAGCAGTTGCCAAAGTCCGTATGTTTGGAATGATCAAATATAGTCGGGACAACTGGAAAAATGGTTTCAAAGTCACTCGTTCTTGTGCAGCAGCTCTAAGGCACATCTTCCTATTTTTAAGAGGTGACACACTAGATTCTGAAAGTGGTCTTCCTCACCTAGCACACGCGGTATGTTGCTTGGAACATGCACTGTACGATATGACACATCATCCGGAAAATGACGATAGAAAAGAGGATGGGGTTAATTATGCAAGTTATAAAAAATGATATGTCTTTTTTCTTCGACGTAGATGATACTCTTATCATGTGGTATGATAATGGAATCACGTGGGAGCCTCATACGGCCCATATTGATATGTTAAAGAAGGCTAAAATCAGAGGTCAATTGGTAGTGGTGTGGTCTGCTGGAGGTCATGAGTGGGCAGAAAAAGCAGTAAGAATGCTAGGCATAGAAGAGTATGTCGATGTCGTAATGTCCAAGCCTGCCTGGTGGATTGATGATTTGCCAGCCAACAAAATTTTGAATGGCAACAGCGAGATTTATTTAGGACATACATTTAAATTGACAAATGACGACGGTACGGTTACAGTAATAGAAGGTTTAAAAAATTAATAGGAGACAATATGGCATATAAAAAAGTATTGGAATTAAGTGCAGACAAGACCGTTAAGATTGGTGGAGAAGATGGACCGACATCTATGGAAGGATATTTTTTAGGCACCAAAATTATTAAATCCAAAGATGCAGGATTTAAAGATAGTAGTTTACATATCTTTAACACAGAAGAAGGTAACGTAGGAGTTTGGGGTACTTCAAAACTCAATCAACTTTTATTGACAGTACCTCCAGGACAAATGACTCTTGTTACTTACTTGGGTAGAGGCCCCAAACAAAAAGGAAAACAGCCAGCATACCTTTTCCAGGTCGAAACGGATGCTGACAATACAACTGATGTTAGTGGTTTAAAAGCAAGAAATACCCCAGTTGAGGCTGATGAACAAGAGCTCGACACTTCTGAGGAAGATTCACAAGAGGATTCTGAGGATGAAGAAAATTCTTATATACCTACCAAGAAAACTACTATGACTGCCGTATCTGCACCAAATGCAGCAAAAATGGCGCAGGTAGCAGCATTGTTAGCAAAAAGAAAATAAATAAGTTCGAGCAGCGGCGTGGAAATGCTGTGGGTAGTCCCGATTCGGTCCGCGGGTGTGTTCGGACACATAAACCACTGGAGACACGCAGACGGAGCACACCGTCGTTGGAGACCTGCCGGAGTAGTTAACGGATGTTGTGCGTATAGTCTGGGGTGCAAATCCCTAGGTCTCTAAAGTAGCAGTAGCGTTCTATCTGCTCATTTTTACTAGGTGCCAGAAGAATACACCATAATCGTCTCGGGGGGGTTAAATGACGACTATAAACAGCCTAATGTACAATGAAAGGATCCGATGTTGGTAAGATGCATAGCAGCCCAATGGACTCTAGACGATGATCCAACTCTTAGACGAGTTTATGAGGGAGATTTTGATGAAGAGTATATTAAAGGTCTTAACTTGCGCGGTTACTCTATTTATTACTTGCCTAATTATCCTGAAAATTATAACCCTGGCGTCACTGTCGCCGGTCACCATATTGATACTTTTGGGTGGGTCTATGTAGACATGGACCTTAAGGAAGGTATCTGGCCTACTAAAGAAACCTTTATAGAATCTTTGTCAAACTTTTCTTTAGAACCTACAAGAATAGTAGATAGCGGCAATGGTATACATGTTTATTGGAAGATATCAGATCTTGATGGGATGTCATTTCTGAGAATCCAACGAAGGTTATGCCGGGCTTTAAAAACAGATGAGGCAGTATCTAAAATTTACCAATTAATGAGGCTCCCGGGGTATGTTAATGTCAAGAAGATCGAAAATTTGGTCATTTGCCAAACCTTATTTGAAACCGAAAATGTATACACATGTGAGCAACTGGACCGAGCTTTACCTATTATTTCGGCGTCTGATGAATCCTATTGTCAGGAGCATTTTAATAAGACTTTTAACCCTGAGTTACACAATATTAAGGTTGACGATAAAATTCCTTTAAAATTCAACCAATTAGTAGCAGACAACAAAGAGGCAGCAGAGATATGGGCTGGCACCACCGGCAGAGATAGAAGTACCAGAGACTATCGCTTGGGACATATAATGCTCGCTAGCGGCTTTACTAGAGAAGAAGCCCTATCCGTGCTTGTCAATAGCGCCAAGGCCCTGAAACGTGGTCCAGCCCATAGAATTTCCTACGCCACCGGTATAGTAGACCAGGTGTGGGTAGCGGAGAAAACTGGTGACTTTAAATCGCTAAGTTCTTCTGTATCAAGTCTATTAAGTAGGGGCGAAGAAACTCTAAAAGGCACTAGGTTATACGGCCACAAGTACCTTGACAATACGGATGCTGGCCTTAGGTTGGGACAAGTAGTAGGATTTATAGCAGGTGCAGGTGTAGGGAAGACTGCGATGGCATTAAATGCGTTTCATGGATTTGTGCAGAATAATTTCGAATACACCCACCTATTCATATCTTTGGAACAACCAGAACGTGAAATCGCGCTTAGGTGGAAAGCGCTATGCGGTGACAATGAAACTTTGCACAATAAGGTTGAAATATTAGGCAATTACAATGAGGATGGGTCATTTCGCAACTTATCACTTAAAGAGATAAGAAAATACATAATAGACTTTCAAAAATCGACCGGAAGAAAAATAGGTTGTGTTACTATTGACCATATTGGCATCATAGATAAAAACAACCGTAACGGCGACGGAGAAGGTTTGATTGAGATTTGTAGGAAATTGAAACCGCTGGCACTAGAGACAAATACCCTGGTATTCATCCTATCCCAGGCTCCAAGAGAAAAGGCCGGATCTGGGGATATAGATTTGGACAAAGACGCCGCATATGGCACCTCCCAATTTGAGTGGTATTGCGATTACATAATAACTATGCATCAACCCCTAAAACGCATGTATTCCCAAAATGCACCTACAATCACGTCTTATAAATTTTGTAAGATTAGGCATAAGAACGCTTCAAAAGACGTAATTCAAGAGGATGTCCGATACAATTTATTTTTCGATCCTACCACGCAATTATTAAGTCCCTTGACTCAGGATCAAGAAAGAGCATTTAACTATTTTTATCAAAAAGCAATTAACGAACGTAAAAAAGACAAGAAGACTGAGGCTATACCTTACGTCTCCATGAGGTGGGATAATGAACAAGGAAAAACTAGTAGTAATACGAACATTAGAGCAACTTAAGGAATTACAATCTTACATCGATCACGCAGAATATATAGCGGTTGACACAGAAACGACCTCTGTAAATAAAGATGCCCAAATTATAGGATTTTCAATCTCTGCTGATGTTGATACCGGGTATTACGTCATTTTAAGAGAATGGAACAGAGCAACCCAAACTTTGGACGATCTTCATTTAGACCAACTGGCAGAAACCATACTTAAGTCCCTGATAAATAAGAAACTTATAATGCACAATGCCATCTTTGATTGTTGGAAGATTGAAATGAATTTTGGAATTAAACTTATTGATCACGTATTCTGCGATACTATGCTATTGGCACACCTGATCGACGAAAACCGAAGAGTGGGTTTAAAAGACCTAGGTGCAGAACTCTTTGGAGTCGGTGCCAAGGAAGAACAACAAATAATGCATGATAGTGTGATAGCCAATGGCGGAAAGCTCACCAGGGCTGATTATGAGCTTTACAAGGCAGATTCAGAGCTAATAGGCCGATACGGTGCCAAAGACACAGTGTTAACCTTGAGTCTATTCTACCATATGATACCTCAGCTAATAGAGCAGGGTCTGGACACTTTCTTCTTTGAGGAAACTATGCCACTGCTCCGCGGTCCTACATACGATCTGAACACAACAGGATTAAAGGTAGATAAAGATAAATTACAACAACTTAGAGGCACTTTAGAAGCGGAAAACATGGAACTAACTGCTTTCATATACCGCGAAATTGACCCCCACGTAAAGAGCAAGTATCCTGGAACCAACAAAAAGAATCTATTCAATATCAATTCAAATAATCAATTATCTTGGTTGTTATTTGAAATACTGGGTCAATACTTCAATACCCTGACAGACGGCGGCAAAGAAGTATGTCAATTTTTGGGCTTAAAGCTGCCTTACGATAATCAGGCCAAACGAGAATTCATAAGAGTTACAAAATTGAATCTCGGCAAGCCTTACAAAACTAACGTTAAAGGTAAGCCAACACTCATAAAAGAATGGTGGACTTATACAAGCTGTAATATCGAAAGCTTAAAACCATATGAATCCAAGTACAAATGGGTTCAATCATTTAGAAAACTTAACAAAAACAACAAGATACTTCAAACCTATGTCATCGGAATACAGGATCGACTCAACTACGGTATCGTGTATCCTTCATTCCTACAGCACGGTACAACTAGCGGTAGATATAGCTCTAGGAATCCTAACTTGCAAAACCTACCTAGAGACGACAAGCGCGTCAAGGCTTGCATCATAGCAAGACCGGGGAATGTCCTAGTAGGTGCCGATTACTCTCAATTAGAGCCCAGAGTATTTGCTTCATTCTCTAAAGACGAGCTTCTACTTAAATCCTTTGATGGTAGCTCCGACTTTTACTCCACCATCGGAATTGAAATATTCGGAAAGTATGATGCAACTCCACAGAAAGATGGATCACCAGATGCTTTCGGTGTTAAATACAAGAAGTTGAGAGATATTGCTAAAGTTGTAGCTCTGTCGGCCACATACGGCACCACAGCCCCAAAAATGGCTAAAGCCGTAGGTAAAAGCAGGGAAGAAGCCCAGGAAATCATTGACGATTACTTCAATCATTTTCCTAAGGTAAAAACTTTTATGTTAGAGAGCCACGAACTGGCTAAAAATAACGGTGAGGTTGTAAATCTATTCGGGAGGCCCAGACGCATGCCTGAAGCAACCTTGATTAAGAAACTCTTTAATCAAGTTTTACATGAGAAGCTTGACTATAAGTACCGAAACATACTTAATCTGGCCGTCAATCATAGAATACAATCAACCGGAGCCAGTATCATGAATAGGTCCTCCATAGCCGTTTATAAAGCCATTAAGAGATGTCTAGGTGTGGATCCTAGGTGGTCTCAGGTTAAAATACTACTACAGGTACATGATGAGTTAGTTTTGGAAGGTCCTGAGGAACTAGGTGAAGAAATGTCCTTCATACTAAAACATTGTATGGAAAATACCGTGCAATTACCTGGGGTTAAATTGGAAGCACTCCCTAAAATAGCCAAGAACTTGGCTGATCTAAAATAATTGTGACCCATGTGTCTTTTTATGTTGACAATTTTAACATTTCATGGCATCTTTTGTTATATAGAGGAGTTTTAAAGAATGTTAAATAAATTGATCCAATTGTTAAGAAATCTATTAGGATTTTTAGAAAAAGAAGAGGCCGCTTTCATCATAGATACGAGGCTTCCCCAAGGAATGACAGAATTCAGAGAATGGGCAGACTCAATTGTTAAGAAATCTGGACTTCCATATAATGAATCCATGTTCAATGCCTTGGCCCTCCGAGTAGGGCGCCTTCCCGAAGACGTCTCACATGTACCAAAGATGTACTTTGTTAGGTTCCTTCAAAAGGCAGCAGCCAATCAAGTCGCATTTGCTTTCCAAGACGAGTATAAAGCTAAGAAATTAGCCGAAGCAGAAGCACAGAAAGCTCAAGCGATTTCAAATGCGACCACCTAAGGATCTCCAAGATGAATGGTACAAAAAACTCAAGGAGTCAGGGTTCGAGGACGCCGAAAATTCAGGAGGTCACATCAGCCAAAAGGCTGTACTGGCGGATCTGGTTCACACTATACGCAGATGGAATAAAGGGCCAGATCTGAGTCACAATGAAGCTTATGGCTTGGCCATCCACCAATACCAAGATAAAGTTGAGTATTATCGCATAGCTGGACACTTTTTGTACGATCACTGCTTCGATACGGAGAATGAGAGACTGATTTGGAGTCACCATGCCGAGGGGGACACAACCCCGGAGATATTAAAAAAGTTAAAAAAACATAACATTTCGCTACAAGAAATTCGGCAAACAATTGTGAATCTAAGAAAAATAATGCTTGAATATACGAACACTGACGTGTTAGAATAATAAAAAGGAAAAATAAATGTTAAAAGATGTATCGTCCCAAGTAGTAGAAACCAAATTGCCAGGTCGAGGAGTCGATCAGGTAAAACAAGAATATTCAAATGCGGCATTTAAAGCCGGCAATTTGCAGTATCAAATATACACTCTAAGCAAAGAACTGGACATGATCAATGACCAACTGAGCACTTTGAACTTAGAATATGCCAAGTTGGAAGCTGAAAAAGCAAAGGAGCAACAAAGTGAATAGGAAAGTAACGTTTTTTAGGTTGCATAGTCAAGGTACCATCCAAGATGGTATTGGAAGCGTAGCCATTACAGAATTGCCAGCCAAGCATAAGAAGCTAGGTCTCACCATGATGGAAGGCTCCTTGGGCGTGGAAGTCAGAGTTGAAGGTGTAAATTCTATACAAATTTTCCCCTATACCGCACTACAACGGTATGACGTAGTATCTGAATCTGACGAGAAGCCAGCACCGGCAACTATGCGAGTCTTAAAAGCCGCAAATGCGTAAGATCGTAGAAGGTATTAAAGATGGCAGCGGAGCTTATGTCAAGGAAGACACCAGGGTTCTGCCTAATGTTTCTATAGATGACCTCTTAAAGGAAAGCCTTATTAATCTTCAGCGGATAGTGAATAAAATCTCTATAGAAACTACCAAAGCAGGCTTTCCTGCCAAGGAAATCATACAAGCACAAAAGGATTGTGTTTCTATGCTACAAGATCTCAAGAAAACTGAGAAAGAGCTCATGGAAGCTCTAGACGTTAAAGAATTAGAAAAGGAATTATTAAAATGAAAAATCAACTAAGAGTAGTATCCGGTAACGTACTTCACGGTAGCCTTGGGTCTCTAGATGACGCTTCCAAAACTGAAACCCCGTGGGGTACGATGAGGTCAATGAACAAAGCTGATGGAACTGGCGAAGTGTATATCATAACTTACCAGATGGTCGCAAAGATTATATTTGAACAGTTAGAATTAGATCCTTCAGATACTGAAGTTAAATTTTATACTGAAACTAAATTTGACGAATGATAACAAAACACAGTTTACTAAAAGAGCTAGCAAAGAGAAAAAAAGAAAGTCCCGAGAGTAATCCCTTAATTCTTGCGGACTTTCTTTTCGAGAAGCAATTAAAGTTCGTACAAGATGAATCACCATTCAAAGTAGCTGTCTGCAGTCGAAGGGCTGGCAAGAGTACTTCCGTAGCAGGCGATCTAGTAGCCACAGCCTATAGCACTCCAGAATGTACAGCGCTGTACATAACCGGTACCAGGACAGATGCTAAGAAAATCATCTGGGCAGAAGCCCTAAAGTTCAATCGAAAGCACAACTTAGGTGGTGTGGCCAATATATCAGAGTTAACAATATCATTTCCCAATGGTTCCATAGTTCGCCTGGCTGGTGCCAAAGATGAACAAGAGATTGAAAAAATCAGAGGTCAACTACCCCCGGTAAAGAAAGTATTTATTGATGAGTGCCAATCCATTAGAGATAGAGTACTCGTAAAGCTAATAGATGACGTCCTAGAAGCCTCCCTGTTAGACTTTGCAGGCTCTATATGCCTATTAGGCACTCCAGGGCCCGTCAAGGCGGGTTACTTTTACAGAATGTCACACAACCTAGACGAAGACAGCAGACCACTAGCAGACTCCGTCTGGTCGGTCCATGGATGGACATTTTTTGACAACCCGCACATACCACTAAAATCTAAAACTACCCACAACGCACTGTTAGACAGAACTCTAAAAAGACGCGGTGTTAGCATAGATCACCCCTCGATACAACGAGAGTTTTTCGGAAGGTGGGAAGCTGATACAGATTCTCTATTAATTCATTATAATCAACAAAAGAATGATTTCATACACTTGCCGCCCACCGATGAGTTTGGGACACCGATAAAGTACAACTACATACTGGGGATTGACGTAGGATACATGGATGCCGACGCCATTGCTGTCCTAGCCTGGTCAGATAAAAACCCTAATGTATACCTGGTTGAAGAAAAAGTTGTTAGAAAACAAGATATTACGGACCTAGTAAATCTTATAAATCAAACAGCCTCAAATTATGATGTCACCAAGTTTGTTATGGATGCTGGAGCTTTGGGTAAAAAGATCCAGGAGGAAATTATCCGCAGATACGGCGTACCAGTTGAAGCAGCTGATAAAACCCGTAAGATGGAAAACATTGCCCTGCTCAATGACTTCTTAAGATCGGGTCGATTTAGAGCAAAACCTGGTTCCAAATTCGCACAAGATTCATACTTAGTAGAAATCGATAGAGATAAATCCACACCAGACAGGATTGCAGTATCTACTCGATATCACTCAGATATTATTGACGCTGTGCTTTATGCATTTAAGGAGTCCTACGCGTATGCTTATCAGAAGCCCAAGGAACCAATAAAAGTTGGCTCCAAGGAATGGTATAAAGCTGAGCGCGACAAGATGTTTCAAAGGTCACTACAAGACGTAGAACAGGGCAAGCAAAAAGAAGAAGATGACGAATGGTGGAAAGATTATGTATAAAAACACAAATTATGCATAATTACATAATAAAAGCCCTTAAAACTCTCTAATTTTACATAAAATCAACTAATAACATATAACGCCCACTTTATTAGGAGATTACCATCTTGCTTCCATTTCTTAAGAACAAAGACAGATCAAACGGCGCCATAATCAAAAGATACAGAACTCCCGAAGGCTCTATGGATGCACAGCAACCAAAGTCATCGGATGACGATGGTGCAGAAGCCTGCGCCAAAGACGCATTAGACGCTATCAAAAATAATGATATGCGAGCCTTGGCTTCTGCACTAAGATCTATGTTCCAAATATTTGATTCTCAACCTCACGAAGAAGGGCCTCATACAGAGGATAGCGCAGATGAAGAAGCTTAACCAAGAATTGGTACCCCTCAATGCAGCAGAAGCGAAGATCTACTTCTCCTCTGACTGGTATAGAACTCAAATGAAAGCCAAAAGATTAAAACTAATCGAATTAAAGATTATAAAACAAAAGAAAGTATTACACTAACATGCCGTTAATTAAAGGAAAAAGTAAGAAAGCATTCGGTAAGAATGTAGCAAATGAAATGGAAGTAGGGAAACCTCAAAAGCAAGCCCTAGCCATTGCGTACAGTGTGAAACGTAAAGCTAATGCCAAGAAAATGGCCAAGGGTGGAATGGCTCATCAGGACGACTGCAAGTGCGCAATGTGCTCCGGCGGTAAAGCTATGATGGCTGAAGGCGGAAATGTCGATATCGACGAGAATGGTCACCCAGTCACAAAGTTTCCTACAGGTAAACCCGATTATGACGCTTCTAGAGACCACGGCTTAGATGTACCTCGTGACATTTCAGAAGACGAGTCCTACAATATGGACAATGAATCAGACTCCGTAGCTGATCGTATCAGACGCAAATCCCCTATGACCCGGGGTATGTATGCTGACGGCGGAATGGCTACAACCAAAGAACTTTACGATATGGATGCTAGCGGTGACCCCGACGAAGCTAAAGACAGCTATCCTAATGAATTCGATGGAGCTCCCCTAAACTATCAAATCGATGATTCAATGCCTAATAAGGTTCTACGAAAACGAATGGCCCATGGTGGACCAGTTGGAACTGATGGAATGCATACAGATGCAGAAAACTACCTGGCTTCCACAGACCATGGTATGGACCTAGCCAAAGATGGCGACGAAAACCAAGATTACAACATGGCCAATCAATCCATGTCTATTGCAGATCGTATCAGACGCAAGTCACCAATGACCCCCCATATGATGGCTGATGGCGGTACTGTTGAAATTGATGATGATGGTTATACTCGCCCAGGTAGGGATGAAGGTGGATCTGTTCATGAACATGATGATGGTAGATCCGACATCTTGATGAACGGTGCTCCCCAACCAAGAGTTTATCAACAACGCAATCACGCAATGATGAAGGAAAACTTCAACAAGCCTATCGATGATGCAAGTTACCCAGCTGTTAAACGTGTCTCACAAGATGATCTCCTAGATGAAAACAACGAAGATGACGGTACAGTGATGGACAAGATTAAGAGAAAAATTCGAAACTACAGGATGTAAAATGACTACTAAGGAAATAGTAGCTTTAGCTAAGGCTTGCAGGAAAGCAGGCATAAAGTCTTTTAAAAACAACGAGATAGCGTTTGAATTGCATGAATTTTCAATAACAAATCATGTAAAACGACGTTCTAAAAAAGCTCTTGTACCGTTAAATAGCGTGGAAGAGATTGAATCTGATGGTTGGGATAACTTACCTTTTGAGCAGAAGCTTTATTGGTCCAGTGACTCCCTAGCATCAGAAGCAGACGAAACAACCAGGGTAGAAGTTAAATAATGCGAATAACCACTCCAGGCCAAAAACCTAAACATACCAAAGTATTTAAAACTAAGCCTGCGAATTTACAGACGAAAAAACGTTACCAGTGGTGGTTGACAGCTGAGAAGGACCTTAAAGGTAACCAACTAGTTGATACAGTAGCATTCTTAAAAGAAAATCAAAATTACAAACAAAGACAAGCGGGTATCTTTGCTAGGCTCTATGGGAACATGTCCCTATTCTCCTTCGTCGGCTCCACAGTGACCAGAATGGATAATAACACAGGTCTACCAACAGATAGACCTACATTCAATGTTATCCAATCAGCCACAGATACCCTAATCTCTCGCATATCACAGAATAGGCCAGCACCAGTATTCTTGACGGATAATGGCGACTACAAGGAACGAAGATTAGCAGAACAACTAAATCACTTTATACAAGGTGAGTTCTACCAAACCAAAGCATACGAAAAAGCAGCTATAATGCTTAGGGACGCAATGGTATGGGGAACGGGTATCCTAAAGGTATTCGAAACAGAAGATCATAAGGTAGGCCTAGAGCGCAAAATGTGGACCGAGTGCTTCGTAGACCCCAACGAGTCTATGTCAAGCGATCCTAGACAATTCTATGAAGTTAAAATGGTAGATAGAGAAGTATTGGTAAGCCTCTATCCTAAATATGAAAGAATCCTAGCTGTAGCAGAGAACGCATACCCAGATAACTCCTCAGAGTCAGGTAAAACCATATCAGACCTAGTGATGATCGTCGAAGGTTGGCACTTACCCTCAGGTAAAGATGCTAAAGACGGTAGACACACAATAGCTTGTAGCTCAGGTGTACTTTTAGACGAAGAATATAATAAACAAACATTCCCATTCGTATTTTTACATTACTCCAGTAGGTTGGCTGGTTTCTGGGCTCAAGGACTGGCTGAGCAGCTGATGGGTACACAATTAGAAATCAATTCACTCCTATATACAACATCGAGAGCTTTAAAGCTCATGGGTGTACCAAGGATATTACAAGAGGCTAACTCTAAAGTAATGTCAACAGCACATAACAATGATCTCGGTGTAATTGTTAAGTATCAAGGCATCAAACCAGAGTATGTAGTAAGTGCATCTAATGCGCCTGAGCTATATGAACGCATACAGCAAATGATCGATTACGCATACCAGCAATGTGGTGTGTCTGCAATGCAAGCATCTAGTAACAAGCCAGCAGGACTCAATTCCGGCGCAGCACAAAGAGTGTACGACGATATCGCAACAGACAGATTTGCTTCCTTAAGTCGTAAATACGACAATTTATTCATAGATCTTGCATACTTAATTACAGATCAAGCAATGGATATATGCAAAGAAACAGGATCTTACGAAACGGTATATCCAAATAAAGACGGAACTAAGGTTATTGACCTACCAGAAATGGACCTCTTACAAGATCCTTTTGTTATCCAATGTTTCAACACCTCAGCTCTCCCTAAAGATCCAGCAGGTAGGATGCAAACAGTTACTGAGTGGATTCAAGCCGGGGCTATTACCCTTAAACAAGGTATGCGTTTGATGGACTTTCCAGATCTTAATCAGTACGAGAAGCTTGCAAATGCATCAGAAGAACGAATATATCAGATTCTAGACAAAATTGTTAAAGACGGTGAATTTACACCTCCAGATCCTTTCTTAGATCTAGACCTAGCAACCCAGATTACAACCCAGTATTACAATCTCTATTCTCCTGCAAAGCTGGAAGAAGATAAATTAGAGCTAATACGAACCTTTTTTTTACAACTCCAAGCTCTTAAACAGGCTGCTATGCCTCCTCCAATGCCCCAGGCTCCACAACCAGGCGCCCCCGGTCCTCAAGGCGCAGGAGCAATGGCCCCAGCTGCAGCAGCAGAATCCTTACCAACCTCAGCTCTGGTCCCTAATGGAAACCCTTCAGGTGCTCAGTAATGAAACAGTATTGTAAACATTGTAAAGGACTTACAAAAGTCGATAACCGATCAGGATATGCACCGTATGCATTACTTCTTCTAATGCTGCTGGTAACCATATTCTCAATGATAGTAACCGCAAGCTTGCTTATTCGCTAATCGCAAATTGCAATATGTAATAAAGGAAATAATATGAAATTAGTACCAAAAGGAAAAGGTGCAGAGAATGCACCAATAGTGAGAACGGCAAATACCAAGGGCTCTCAGCAAGCAGCTAGGGCTTTAAATTTGTTCCAAAAGAACCTAAATGCAATCAACAATGGACAACCAATTGATCCAGGTCCAGTAGAATTGAGAGGCAATAGAACTCCAGAAGAACTAGGCGTTGTATCACAATCTCAAAGTATGGGCCAACAAGTGTCAAATTCTAACTCTGCGATTTCAAACGAAATTGCTAAGATGCAGGATAACGCCCCCTCTAATGTAGGCTCGGCTAGCCTAGAAGCTCCAGCGGACGCAACGTCCAATCAGGCTTTAGAACCAGCTAAAGAGGATCAACTATCCTCAAAATACGCCGCACTTGCGCGTAGAGAACGGGCCAATCAGGCTCGCTTAGAAGCTGAGCATAATAAAATCAGAGCACGAGAAGCTGAAATTGCTAATCGAGAAGCTGCTATCAAAGCTAAAGAAGCTGAGTATCAAGGCAACTACATTCCAAAAAGTAGGTTGCAACAAGACACCCTAGCAGCTTTATCAGATGCAGGTCTTGATTACGATCAAATCACCAATCTCATGTTACAACAGCAGAATGCTCAAGCAAATCCAATCTATGACAACAAAATTCGTTTACTTGAAAACCAGGTAAATGAGATGCGTCAACAGGCTGAAGCTAACAAAAAATTAGCTGAAGAGCAGAATCAAGTCAACTACAAGACAGCCTTAAGTCAGATTGAAACAGACATTAAGCGAGCAGTGAGGGGTAACCCAGACTTTGAAACCATCGATAAAACCGGCTCCCACAGTGAAGTACTGGATCTTATCGAAGCTGCCTATAACGAAGGTTTAGGACGAGATTACCCAAAAGGTACAATCTTAGACATCTACGATGCAGCTAAAATGGTTGAGGAAGTCCTAACAGAGGATCTCTACAAACAGGCAATGCGAGTAAGTAAAGTTAACAAACGGTTGTCAACTGCTTCACAACCTGCAAAAGCTCAACAAGCTCCAAAGCAAGCAGAACTAAAGACCTTGACTAACAATATTAGTAGTTCTTCGAAGCAATTGTCTTCTAGAGAACGAGCAGTATTAGCTTTTCAAGGAAAATTAAACTAACAACCTAGGACCATGGTGTCATAAAAGACACTATAACCGAAGAATAAGGTGCAATATAAGTCTCCTTATAAGCCATAAGGGCTTATAGATAGACACACCTTACTGGTTAAACAAAGGAAATGCACATGGCCACATATGCAGCAACCGGCAATCAGATTGCCGTATTAAAAGAATTATACAAAGACGACAAAGAGTTCTTAAAAGACTTAGTATATAAAAAGAACCCACTCTTGGCTCTCATTCCAAAAGATGAAGCAGCTGATGCTTTCGGTGGTAAATATTTGACTGTCCCAATTCAATTCGGGGTACCACAAGGTCGATCTCATAATTTCAGTTATGCTCAAGGAAATCAAACTCCTACGCAAAATGACAGCTTCTTCGTTGCTGTTATCGAAGATTATCAGCTCGTTACAATCACCAACCTATTCATGGAACAAACCAAATCAAATGCTGGCGCATTTGTAGATGGTGTGAAGCATGAAATGGACGGCGGATTCAGAAACATGACCAACAACGTAGCATTCGAATTGTTTAACGACGGTTCAGGTGTTCGTGGATTTATCGGTGCGGGTTCTGCTCTCGTATCAGGAACGACCTACAACATCATCTTGAGCAACCCTCAAGCTATAGTTCAGATCGAAGAAGAAATGACCCTGATCAACGAAACAGTCACTTTCAGCGCTTCTGGATTGACCATCACCGGGATTTCGAATTTGTCCGCAACCACCGGGGTTGTACAGTCTGTTAACCGCGCTTTAGGATCTTTCACGATCTTGGCATCAGCAACTGATGCTTCCTGGACCACAGCCGGTAACGGGATCAGCGTACAAGGTGACACATTAGCTTTCGGAGCCCCAGTATTCAGTTACAGCGGCTCAAACACGATGCTCGGACTTTGCGGTCTTAAAGCATGGATCCCATATGACGCACCCGTAACCGGCGACTCATTCTGGGGTGTTGACAGATCTATCGACCCGACTCGTTTGGGCGGATTGCGATACAACGCTTCTCAATACACCATTGAAGAAGGCCTTATTAATGCTCTAGCATTTGCAGACCGAGAAGGTGCATCTGTAGACCTTATCATCATGGACTTCCAGTCATACAGCTCTTTAGTTAACCAAATAGGCGCTAAAGTTATGCACACCAGAGCAGATCATGATGAAGTTGAAGTTGGTTTCGACGGTATCCTGTTCCAGACCAATCAAGGTGCAGTAACCGTTCTCGCTGACCGTTCTTGCCCAGCTCAAACAGCTTATTGTTTGACGATGGACACCTGGAAATTGAGATCTTTGGGACGTATTCCTAAAATCTTGACGTACGGTATGGAAGGTTTAGAAGGATTGCGCGTAGGAAACGCCGATGCTTTAGAAATTCGTATCGCATACTACGGAAATTTGACTTGCTCGGCCCCCGGTTGGAATATGGTCGTTCAGCTTTCTAGTTAAGCTAAGTATTTAAAATCTAAAAGATTTAAAGCCCAGGACCGAAAATCCTGGGCTTTTTTTATTATGTTATCCACTCAGAGTTTAAAATATTCTAAAACCGTAAACTCTGAGTGGACATACTACGGAAATTTGACTTTACTCATATTATCCTCAGTTTTTATCTCTGTTTTCTAATTCTTCTACTATTTTTAAGAAATTTTGAATATTATCCGTCCCTCGAATGGATAGTGCTTTAAGTTCTGGGTCATTCTTAATTTCTTCAGCAAGTGCTTGCTTGCACTTTTCATTAAACAACCAACTGTTCCTGGCAAAACACTTACTGCAATAAAGATCATGATCCTTGTGTTTTTCTCCAGGACTGCATGGTTTAGGTTCTTTGTAGAATCTTCGTCTAATATTGTCATATAAGGCTTTGATCATTCTACACTATCCTCATTATTTTTGGTCGCATCTCTAGGTTCCTCTATCGTTAGAATTGCGAGCGCTAACGCTTCGTCTTCGCTCATCAATTACCGCAAATCTTTTCATATTAATCCTTTCAAGATCCTATTTATATTACCAAAAGCCTCTACAAATGTCAATTGTAAACTAATTGTTGATTTTTTGTGATTATAGTGCTCTAATATAGAAAGAAAGAAGGGAGAACGCATGCTTATAGAGAAACTAAACCTAATATACCAGTATGTTAACACTTTTTCCAAATCAAGCCCAGTTATTTCAGGAGCCCTCAGCTTGTACGGATTGGGAATTATCACTTATGTTTTCAAGGGTATACCCACTAAAATTGTACAAACTATCCTCAATGAAATGCAGACCTCGTTAACAATTACAAGTAACGATCCAATGTATTATGAGCTCATACATTGGATTAACCTAAACCATAATCACAGCTTTGTTAGAGATCTGTCCTTTGCTAGATCAGGTAAGTATCAAAAAGGTCCTCCTGAAATCTCGGTTGGATATAACCTGGTCAGATTCTTTTTTAAAAGAAGGCTATTCATATTCCACCGTGTCATACTGGATACTAAAGATAATTCAAAAAAAGAACAACTTTTCTTAAAAGTGTGGAGTAGGAAAAAAGAGTTATTCACTGAATTGCTTAAGTTTATATTAGAGGAAAATATTGAAGTAGGTCGTAACCTAACGGAAATTAAGGAGTTTCAATATAATACGCAGTGGAGAACCCTGACAACTATAAACAGTCGATCGATGGAATCAGTAGTATCAGATAAAAAACGAGTTATAATAGACCATCTCGACGCATTTAAAGCCAGTAAGGATCATCGTATTAACGCTGGTATACCTTTCAGGACCGGAATTATGCTATATGGGCCTCCCGGCACGGGTAAAACTTCTCTTATTAAAGCCATAGCAACAAAATACAAATCCAGTATATGTATACTGAGTTTAAGGAACATAAGCGACAGCCAATTTAGGAACGCCCTCGCACAAGTAGACTCAAGAGATATAGTCGTTATAGAGGATATAGATGCTTTTGCAATATCACACAGTCGCGTAAATAAAAAAGTAAAGAATCCAGGATCTGACGATGATGATATAGCGTTGACTTTAAGTGGACTAATTAACGCAATAGACGGATTAGCGAGCGGAGAAGGAAGGATTCTCATAGCCACAGCAAACCATCCAGAGCTATTAGACTCTGCCTTAACTAGACCCGGTAGGTTTGATTTGAAGGTGGAGATTGGGTATATGACCAACGAATCGATGAAAGAATACATGAAAATTTTCTATCCAAATGTTAAAAATTTAGACGGTTGGAATATCAAAAAAAATATGACGCCGGTGTTTGCACAAGATCTTGTATTCAAAAATCCAAATAAACCGTATGAAGTTTTAAAACAAATAGCCAATAAAAAAGGCGCTTGACATCTTTCTATCATAGTGGGTATACTTAGATCATAAGGCTCAAGTATTCAGAGGTAACACTTATAAGTGATAACAGAATCTGAAGCTTGAGCCATAATTTAAAGGGAGGATTTATGGTTCATACAATTATTATAGTTTACTTATGCTGGTACATCTTCATCAAGAAGGGTTTTTAAGGTAATCTATATGAAATACATAATACCTATTATAGTAGCTTTCAGTCTTTCAGGATGCGGTAAGCCTCCGGAGCCTAACACACCTTACCTATCGCCTACAACCTACTGTGGTTGCCAGTATCAAGGCCAAACCCTGTACCTGCCCACCGGAGGGACGTGTCAGGTCTCAGCGGCAACCAACACCTGTACATGTGAGATTAATGGTCAAGACCCAACGTTGCAGTATGCCCCCAACCAGATGATTCTGAATGAAGTGTCTTTGGGCGGGTGTCCCTTGGTGGAACATAATACCCAATAAAATCGAGGTGCTTGACAAACAAAACTAATGTGGTATTCTTTAATTAAGAGGGAGAAAACAGTATATGAAAATAGACAGGGATACAATCAATTTTATTAAAGTTTATTCGATTCTAATGGCGTTTGCTATATTAGAAATTTTGGTCAAATCATAAGGAGTATATATGTCAGAAAAACAATTAAATCAGTTTATAGAAGATAATAGTCCTGAAATCGATATGGAATTAGATCAAGAAGACATCGATCTACTCAAAGGAGAATAATATGCTACAGTATTTACCTCAAATAGGCAACATATTGTTTTTATTATTAATAAGTATATTGGCTTTTATAGCGGGAAATTGTTGATATGAAAAACCTATTTTCTCATTTTTTACTTGGTGTCTTATCTGGTACGATCGGAACGGCGTTTATTTTCTTATTAATGTTCTTTCCTCATGGAAGTCCTAATATGAAAAAATATACGGGGGAAGAACTAAAAAATGTCGTATATAAACATAAAGAATGGCTCTTAGGTCATGATAAAGGACAAAGGGCTGATCTATCTGACTCAGACCTAACTGGAGTTAATCTATCTGGAGCTAATCTAGATGGAGCTAATCTACACGGAGTTGAAGGATATTAATATGAAAAAATATACGGAAGAGGAATTAAAAACTATATTATTTAACCATAAAGAGTGGGTTTTAGATCACAATAAAGGGCAAAGAGCTAATCTATCTGGAGCTAATTTATCCGGAACTAATCTATTTGGAGCTAATCTGTCTGGAGCTAATCTATCTGGAGCTAATCTATCTAGAGCCAATCTATACGCAGCTAATCTATCTAGAGCCAATCTATACGCAGCTAATCTATCTCTAGTTGATCTAGCTAGAGCCAATCTATACGCAGCTGATCTAAATGGAGCTAATCTAGATGGAGCTAATCTAATCATGGCTAATCTAACTGGAGTTAATCTATCTGGAGCTAATCTATACGTAGCTAACCTATCTAGAGCTGACCTATCTCTAGTTGATCTATCCGAAGCCAATCTATCTGGCGCTAACCTATCTTTAGCTGATCTAAATGGAGCTGATCTAGATGGAGCTAATCTAACTGGAGTTAATCTATTTAGAGCTAATCTATCCAGCGCCGATCTACACGGAGCTAAGCTATCTTTAGCTAATCTACGTGAAGCTAATCTAGCTGCAGCTAATCTAGCTGGAGCTAATCTATATGGAGCTAATCTATCTAGAGCTGATCTATCTTTAGCTAATCTATCTGAAGCCAATCTATATGGAGCTAATCTGTTGGGAACTGATCTGTTTGAAGTTGAGGGGTATTAATATGGACTATGTGATTGGTTTCTTCTTTATATTGGGCATATTTGTAGGGTTTTTACTCGCAGGAATCGCAGTTGTAACTAAACTATTATAGGAGATTTTATGGAATCATTAGACTATTTTGAATATGTTTTGGATAATGGCAGTATCATGTTCTATTGGTGTGACCATTCAGCATGTTTCACAGGAAATGCTAACAACGTTACCCACTAAGGAATAAGACACATGTCAATTAAGACACGCTTGTTTAAACTTGGGTTAAGAGTAGTATTGATATTAGGAGTACATAATATGAAATACTTACGATTGTTGGTTAGATTAGGGTTTCATGGAACAAGCCACACAAAGAAAGAAGATCAGATTCTTGCCTGGATGCACGATAACGGCATAGGAGCTTAATATGAAAAAATATACAAAGAAAGAATTAAAAACTATATTACTTAACCATGAAGAATGGCTGATGGACCACGCTAGTGGAGCGCGCGCTGATCTATATAAAGCTGATCTATCCGGAGCTGATCTATCCGGAGCCAATCTATCTTTAACTAATCTATCTAGAGCCAATCTATCTGCAGCTAATTTATCTAGAGCTAATCTATCTAGAGCTGATCTCTCCGGAGCTAATCTATATGGAGCTAATCTATCTAGAGCTAATCTAACCACGGCTAATCTATCTGAGGCTAGTCTACATGAAGCTAATCTATTTGGAGCTGATCTACATGGGGCTAATCTATCCGAAGCTAATCTATACGTAGCTAATCTATCTAGAGCTGACCTATCTCTAGTTGATCTAGCTAGAGCTAATCTACGTGAAGCTAATCTATCTAGAGCTGATCTATCTAGAGCTGATCTATTCGGAGCTCATCTATCTTTAACTAATTTATCTTTAACTAATCTATCTTTAGCTAATCTATCTGAAGCTAATCTATCTGAAGCTAATCTATCTGAAGCTAATCTATCTGAAGCTAATCTATCTTTAGCTAATCTACGTGAAGCTAATCTATCTGAAGCTGATCTATCTGAAGCTGATCTACGTGAAGCTAATCTAACTAGAGCTAATCTATCCGAAGCTAATCTATCTGGAGCTAATCTATCTGAAGCTGATCTATCTGAAGCTGATCTATCTTTAGCTAATCTAAATGGAGCTAATCTATTTGGAGCTAATCTGTTAAATCAAAACCAAATAGTTCCAGAGTTAGGTCCTTTCTATTGTTTTAAAAAATTAAAGGATGATGTTATTGCTACCCTATATGTTCCTAGATCAGCTAAAAGATTAGGAGGTTTGTTAGGGCGTAAGTGTAGGGTTTCTAAAGTTAAAGTAGTTAAATTGGAGCTTAATGGCAAAGAAGTTGAAAGCGGCTTTGACAAGCATACCGGGGTACTAAAATATACTAAGAACTCGTGGGTTAAACCTGATAGCTTTAATGAAGATTTTAGAATTGAATGTACGAATGGAATTCATGTTTTTATGACTAAAAAAGAAGCTGAGCAATATTAATATGGACAAAGTAATAAACTTAATAGGTTTAACTGGAGCATTCATCGTTACTGGATCGAATCTTCCCCAAATGTGTCTATTCATAAAACAGGGGCATGCTCGCGGTATAAGCATAAGTAGCACCTGGATTGGGCTTGTGGGCCTATTGTTGCGCACTATATACCTATCGTATAGCACTCATATGGACTTAATAGCCATGGGACCTTATTTTTTTGCTTTGGCCTGCACAGTTCTTACATTGGTATACATATATAAACCTAGGAGTGAAAAATGAGAAAATTAGATAAACTATGGTTCTTGGCGGCGATTCTGTTGGGTCTGAATATTGGTCAACTAACGGCGGGGATAGCCCTCGATCCAGGTCAAATGCTCAATAGAGCTCAGTTTCTCGCGATGAATGCATACTATCTGGGTTGCGTCCAAGCACACGGTGCCCTGTGCAAACCCATGGCCAAACTATACTACGATAACATCAGAAGTATACGGTTGGTCAAATGACTTTAAACTGTGACGACTACCGCATATGTTTCAACGATGTTATAACCCTGCTAAATATGAGGCCTGAGAATGAGAGGCTTGACCACATAGGTATCGTGTCAGTAGTGACTAATGTCCCCATCATAGTGGTGTGCAACTACTATGGAGAAGTATTTGGCTTTAACAACCAATTAAATGACTTTATTACTGAACTTTGTACCTTTTATAAGGTAACTGAGGTAAAAAATGTTAAAAGTAAAGGCGACGTGTATGTATTGCAATCACAAATGGGACCTGTACATATACTCTGAGTCCTCGCTAAAATTTGAGTCCTGCCCCACATGCAGGGACAAACATATCAAGTTTGAGGAGTCGGTATCCAAGATAGATTATTATCAAGGTGCTCCAAAGTTTCAACCAAAATGATTTATACATATATTTTTATAGCAATTTTACTTAGTATTGTCATATACTTAGAACCATTAGATCCAAGGTAGATTGACAATCAAATCACACGTGGTATTATTAAAAGATAGTGAGATTATTTATGAACGTACTTAAAATTATAAAGGATGCAGAAGGCAGGTTTTACGAAACTTATAAAGAAAATTCCTTAGAAATCGAGGAGTTGAATAACCTCATTGCCAATATAAAAGAAAGCCCTGGTAGTCATAAGACACTGGATGAACTATTAACGGAGATTTTATGAACGGGTACAAAATTTACCTAAGACATGATGGTCAAATAAAGAAAATATACATAAACGCAACAGATGTATTTGATGCAGCTAAAAAAGTCAAGTCCATGTTTAAGGGCGCCACTGTTGTAAAGGGCTTCAAATTGTATCACAGACCCCCACTACAAAATTCAGCATACATAGCATAATAGGAGTATAGCAAATGAGTATTACCAGTGATTTTTTTCCTTATGTAGACGGGAATGGCTTATTATGTCCTAACCCTGTTCCTCCCGGGACTATTAGAGGGTCCGACAACGGAACATGCTTTACCAGTGAATTTCTTTTAGAACTCATACCTCAAGAAACCAGTGTCCCCCCGGGAACTGCCTCTACATATTTTGCTGCTATACAGAGATGCGTAAACTCGAGCGGGTACCTTACCCGAGCCCCGGGAGATACGACACTCGGTAATCCTGATGATCACTACGGTGTATACGCTGCATTAGTAGCTTACGATATGCCGCCATTCTTCAAGTTCTATTGGCAGTTACTGAGGATGCCCCAGCTGTTCTTTGCAAGCAGATGCGCAGAAGGCGCCCCTAAGTGGTATAAACCCTATTACTGGCCATTAGCTATAATTACTGCCGTAATCATAGGAGTATCGAATATAAATGACTCAACGTCTGACTCAAACAGCCGTAGGCTTGCCTACCTATTGACAGTTGCCACAATACCTTATAGCTTTTTGTGCCGGTTAGCTACCAAAGTATGGACAAAAAGACTACTTAAGGATTACCCTAATGGTATGAAAGACGTCTACGGGGTCTATTTTCAGCCCAACGGTATAGGAAATAACCCCTATTCCAAATGGGCGCCATAACGCCCACTTTATTAGGGATATAGAGATATTCTCTTATCTTCGCTTAGCATCCTTGCCGGTGGGGGGACCAAGCTATAAAAAACCGGAGTTAAATAAAGAGAAAAATTTTATGGCAGGCAGATCTTGGGCATCATCCCGTATATTCAACGGACATATTCAGCCCGTACACATCGATTGTAATTTTGTAGTAGATAGCACCAACGGCAATGGCCTTGGTATCAGGAACCTTAAGGGCGCATACGTTCAAAACGTATTTATGCACACTTCAGCAACACCCGGTGTAGGTAATTCAAACAACCTTACTCCAGCAACTCCTATCACTAACCCTAATCCAGCATCAGGACTCATTGTTGTTCAGTTCATGGACGCATTCTATGGAAGTTACGCAGGCGGAAACTCCATCGTATCTCCATTAGGATCTTCTAGCGGAGCAATCACAGCAGGTAATGCATACATATTGACTTCCTTAGGAACAGCAACTTCGGCTCAGCTTCACGCAGCCGGTATCCCAAAAGGAGTAACCCCAGCAATTGGAGTAGCATTTATCGCAGCTTCCAGTGAAACTCTGCCTGGATCCGCAACCGCGGCCTCCACAACCGCATCCACAGTGGCTAACATCAACATAGTTGGTGATTCAAACATTGGATTGGCTCCATACCCAATCGCAGTTCAAGGTTACGGCGGACAGATTATCCTCGAGTGTCGCAACTATTCAGATGCAGTAGCGGCTCCAGTAGATGGAACAGTTATTGCTCTCAGCTTCTTGTTAAGCAACAGCGGCGTTAAGATTCAAGGCGATTAATAAAGATTCCAGGTGCTAACCGGCCTAATTATCCGGGGAGTTAAATGCACGATCGGCCTGGTCTGTAGTTTTTGACAGTGTTATCACAAGAACCCTAGGGACGAGTTCAAAAGAGTTTAGCCCTAGGGTTAGAAAAAAGTTTAGGCGGTCCTTAAACCCATAGGGTTAAATGGAGTAAGTTGCATAGGGACTCTTCAGCCGCCCACAAAATAGACGGTCTTTATACTAATAAAGCTAAGTGACCCTAAATAGTGGGTCAACCCGACAGGAAAACATAACTTAATGCCTTCTACTCCAATTGGCTTTTACGTATCCACAGCAAATGCAACCAATCTAGCCGCATGGTCTATAGTACCTGGTGCGACATCATATGTTGTACAGCGTAGTCTAGATGGAGTTACCTTCACTACAGTAGCCACGTTGGCTGGCACCCCCTTAGCAACCTCGTACTTAGATACGGCCGTGGTATCAGGAACTCAATATTGGTACCAAGTCAATGCCACTAATGGAAGTGGCTCCAGTGCTTACACGGTAGCCCAATCAGTTGTACCATCCATGACCGGCGAACTCCCACTATCCTCAATAATTCTTCAAGCTCAGCAACGTGCAGATAGGGTTAATTCCAATTTCGTAACGAAACCAGAGTGGATAAATTACGTTAATCAAGCGATGTTCGAATTGTATGACCTTCTCGTAACAGTCTATGAAGACTACTTTATTGCAACGCCTGCTCAATTCTCAACCAATGGATCAACCTTCCAGTACCCTCTCCCAGATGGTGTAACTTCATTTGTTAACGGATTGACTTATCAACCTGGTTACATAGCTCCTCCATTCTATAAGCTTTGGGGTGTGGATCTTGCAATCAATACAGCTAATAATGCATATGTTACACTAAATAAGTTTAATCCAATAGACAGAAATAGATACGTTTATCCCAACAGCGCATCCACCATATACGGTGTGTACAATATGCAGTATCGCCTAATAGGCGATAGCATAGAGTTTATACCAGTACCTGCTGGTAATCAGATCATACGCATATGGTATATCCCTAGACTTACACAATTGCTCCAGGATACAGATGTGACGACTCAAGGTATCTCAGGCTGGATAGAGTATGTTATTGTAAGGGCAGCCAAATATGCTCTAGATAAAGAAGAATCAGATACAACTCAGCTTAACACTGAGCTAGTAGCATTAAATGACCGTATTAGAGCTTCAGCAATGAATCGCGACGCCGGGCAACCAGACACGGTTTCTGACATCCGTAAGGGTGGATATTGGGGTGGCAATGGTTTTGGTGGGGCAAATAGTCCCATGGCCGGATGGGGTTAATCCCATGATTAAATTACCCCTATTACAAGCGCAAGACCCAGTAGTTAACAGGTATCAAGTTCAATTGAACGGTGCCCTACAGCCAATAGTGACAAACAACGCAGCCGCAGCACAACAGGTTATGGTGAACGGAAGCGCTCTAGTGTCCCTTAAGTCAGGTCAGGTCAATACGATTCCTATAGGGCTTTCTCAGCCGTTACAAGGGTGGTTTATAACAAGACTCCTCGGTAATGCAGTAATATGGGATAGCCAGGCTTCTAACTCAACCCCTAATAGCACGCTATCGCTTAATACCTCGGCCGATGTACAGTGCTCGATCATGGTGTTTTAATGCTAGATTATCAAACACTCCCGCTAGCATTCAGTAAAGGCCTACAGACAAAGACTGATCCTAAGCAAATCCCAGCCGGCGAACTGCTAGTATTACAAAACGGTGTATTCATATCCCCACAAGAGATTACTAAACGAAATGGGTTTATGTCCCTTTCGAATACCTATGTGGAGACTACATCCCCTACCTTCACAGGAACTATCACAGAAGGTAATTCAATCAATACCTTAGCTGGTAACCTAGCCTTAACTGACAACTTCAATATTTACGGATTCTCCCCAGACAACCATGAGTGGGTACTTTCGGGAAAACTCCTAAACATCGGCGTTTCTGTAACCTCATTGACAAATATCGTAAGTACATCGTTTTTACCTTACGAGCTAACAGTTGGGGATTACAAGCTCGTCGTCTACGTAACTCCAGCCACTGCCATAACACCCTCTCAGATTTCCTACCAGTATCAAGATCCAGTCACAAATACGATTATATATACAGGTGAGCTTCAGGCCCTCACCAATGCATTTGCTCAGTTGGGTTCCTTGCAAATTGTAGAGTTTAATGGACAATTTGTTGTGACGGCCTACTACAATCATGCAGCAAACAGCACTTGGGATATAAGCTATTTTACTTTACCTCTAACTCCAGGAACTGCAACCATTAAGGCTGTTATATCATCTAACTCGAATGTAGCAGACATGATAGCTCCAGTCACGGTATCTACTCCATCAGCTATTTACACGCTATATTACAGGACAGCTCTCCCCGGGATTGCCCTCACATCTTTCGACACAACCTTCACACAGACGGGACCGGTATCCGTTAACACAAGCGTGGTGGCTACAGGCTTAGAACTATTATACGATTCTGTAAACTCTGAACTTGTACCCATTGTCTCAACAACTGCTAATACAACCTCTGTATTCAGATTTACCTTAGCCATGACATTCATATCGAATCCAGCCAACATAACTAATGGTGGAGCAAATTTCAAGAACACCGGTATCATCTTAGGCGCTAACTTAGCTGTATATACAGAAGTCACTGGTGGGTTATCGGGTGGGGGCGGAACTGATTCCAACATAAGTGTATACATCAACCAGTCTTTAGTGCAAGCCTATAGAACAGCACCTTCAGTTGCAAACTATGGCCCATTTGGGTACACTAATTTAATTTATGCCAGACCTTTTGTTCTCAACAACCTGGTATACCTCACCACAACTCACCCAGTAGCTGTGGATCCTTGTAACTTCGTGTTTCAATTAGATTATTCGCTACCCGCAAATCAAAACTACACAGTCGTGGCTAAGTTTGGTCTAAATACCGCATATGCAACTTCGACCCTATACGCTACGAATACAATGCCTTCCACAGTACCTCAAGGTTTGGCAACTTACAATGGTCTATCGTTACCTTATCTATTTGCAGATGAAACTATTTTACTTAATGGAGTAATAACAGGTGTTTATGTTGTCAAGGAAGTAACTCTTAATTTCTCAACAAAGAATAGAAGCCAAGAACTTGCCAAAGACCTAAACCTTGGTGGGGGCTCTATAAGATCCTACGACGGGTATGAGACTGCAAGCTGCGGATTTAATGTACTACCGCAGATTACAGAACTAGCACCTCAAAACGGTGGAGCACCAAATATTTACTCATATTACGCTATCTTTACCTGGACAGATAATGCCGGTAACTTGTATAGAAGTGGACGCTCAGCTCCCCAACAACAAAGTTCTGCTAATCCTATAAGCTCTAGCAGTGTTATGGATGTTGCAGTTCAGGGATATAGTACGGATGATTACTACAAAATAAACAACGTGCAAGTGCAAATCTATAGAACCACACCTGGTGGTACAGTTTATTACTTAATTGCCACGTTACCCAACATCCCAAATGGTGACATTGGATTTGTGGACACTACCCTAGACGGCAGTCTTATTCTTAACCAACAGCTATATACGACCGGCGGTGAGATCGACAACTCTAATTGTCCAGCAGGATCATTGTTAACATCCTTTAAGAATCGCATCATATACATTAACGACGAAGATAGACTCCAATGGTGGTATTCTAAACAAGTTATAGAAGGCTTCCCAGTAGAATTCAATGACTCATTCACCCAGAATATAGATCAAAAGGGTGGCGTCATGACTGCCATCTCCACCATGGATGATAAACTAATCTTGTTTAAACAGTCCAACATTTGGTATGTTTACGGTGACGGACCAAGTCCTAATGCATTAAATAACGACTTCACATACCCCCAAATCATAAGCTCAGATACTGGGTGTGTTAATCAAGATAGTATAATACTCACTCCTCAAGGTTTGATGTTCCAATCCCCTAAGGGCATATATATCTTAGGAAGAGACCTAAGCTTAAGTTACTTAGGTTCTCCAGTAGAACAGTTTAACTCCATACCGGTAACTTCGGCTCAAATGATAGCCAACACTAATCAAATAAGGTTCACTCTGAACAATGGCACCGCTATTGTATACGATTACTTTATGAACCAGTGGTCAATATTCACTAATGTTGCAGCTGTAGATTCATGCATATATCAAGGTAACCATACTTATTTGACGGCAGCCGGTATCGTAAACGAAGAAACTCCAGGTGCTTACCTAGATCCAGGGACGACGCCAATAGCCTTGAGCCTAACAACTGGCTGGTTATCCTTTGCTAATATACAAGGATTTCAAAGAGTTAAGAAGTTTTTACTATTGACCGAAGCTTTAGCCAATGATACACTACAAGTCCAAATAAACTATGACTACGGTAAATATTCTGCAAATCTCATTACAATCCCAGTACTAGGGTCGACTCAACCCCAACAATACCGCGTATTCCCTCAAT